TGTACTGGAGTAGTGCGATTTGTATTAGTTCCATCGCCTAAATTACCAATCCCATTAAAACCACAAGCATACACAGAGCCATTGGAAGCTAAAAATATGCTATGAACAGCTCCAGCAGAAATATTTGCAATATTACTTAAAAATCCAGTTCCATCTACATTTTTTACTTGTACTGGAGTATTGCGTTGAGTAGTAGTTCCATCTCCTAATTGACCACTATTATTACCACCACAAGTATATACAGAGCCATTGGAATCTAAAAATATACTATGATTACCTCCAGCATAAATACTTACAATATTACTTAAAGTTCCAGTTCCACCTACACCAACTACTTGTACTGGAGTAGAGCGATTTGTAGTACTTCCATCGCCTAATTCACCACTACTATTATTACCACAAGCATAGACAGATCCATTGGAAGCTAAAAACATACTATGAAAATTTCCAACAGAAATTGATACAATATTACTTAAAAATCCAGTTTGACCTACTACATTTTTTACTTGTACTGGAGTATTTCGTTGAGCAGTACTTCCATCGCCTAAATTACCCATCCCATTAAAACCACACGCATACACAGAGCCATCCGTTTTTAGTATAACTGTATGAGCACTACCAAAACTTACTTGTTTAACATTTAACATATTTGGAAATAATGTTGGTACTGTATTTGAATTACTTAAACTACTTAATCGTCCACTACTATTACTTCCCCAAACATATAATGCATAATTTGTCGTTATGAATCCTGAATTATTTGCATTACTACCCAATAAACCATCATACTTATCAATGGCATCGGTAAAATAAATAGTTTTTAGATTGATATTATCACTTTCTAAAAACCAGTTTCCTCCTAACACCGCACTACCTGTATCATCTAAAGAAGCACGTATGTTCACGCCTGTTACATTTTCTAGATGATCCAATACAGCTTTCCAAGAGGGATCGCTGTATAATGCACATGCCATCATATCAAAGTTTTGAATGTTTTTCTGATTTTTGAGGCTAGTAATAAAATCCCTAAACTGTTTCCATGAACTAAAATCATTATTATTTCCTAATAATGCAGGACTCATAGAAGAAAGCATTTGAAATTGTGGTAAATGATCATTGTGTTGTAATAAACCAATACTATTGTAAGATGGTTTGTCACATTTTGCAAGTAAGCTAGCAAAACTGTCGCTATGAAAGTCAAAAACAACGCACTGGGTGTTTGCATTGACGCTATCAACAATTTGTTGATATTGAGCAACACGGCTATCGACAAAAAGCAAATTCATTGTCATTATAAAATAATAAAATATTTTTTATTATTTTATTTTTATTATTTTATTTTTATTTATGATTAAAGTTCAAAAAATTATGTAATTATTTTAATGGTTCGGATATTTCTTCTGCTTCAAGTTGTTCTTTTAATTCTTCTTCATCAGCCTCTTTTTGAATTTCTTTTTTATAAAGTTCATCATCAATAGGAATTGATTCTAACGCTGGATTATATGTTTCAGTAATTATTATATTTTTTGGTAATGGAGGTGGTATTTTTTTAATTTTTTTACTTGTTATTTGTATTGGTTGTTGAAGACTTGGAGGTTGATTTTGTGTTTGAATCTGTAATTCTGATTCCATAGGATTTTCTTTTATAGTAGATAATTCTTTATTTACAATAGGAATAGGAATTTGCGATGGTTCAATGATTGAAGAAGTAGATTGTTGTAATTTAACTTTATTTATAAAATTAAAATATGGTTTTTCGATGACATCACCTTTTTTTTCGATATTTTCATTATCAAAATATGCTTCTTCTTTAGTTACGAATTCTTTAAATTTATCTGTAAAAATGGAATAAGAAATAAATGGTTCATTATTATTATGTATTAAACTATAATTTGTTATAATATTTTGTTTGATTGGTGGAGAAATAATAATATAATAACCATTATTTAAATCATTTTGAGGTTCTTCAATTTCAAATATAATATCGCTTGATTCTTTTGATAAAGAATATGTAGTTAATAATGGGAATTTATTTAGAGTTTCAGGAAGTAGTTTATTCAAAGAAGATAATAAAATAATTGGAATTTTATAATATAGTGATAGCATCCATATATCTAATCTAGTTAAGTTATAATTATCAAGAAAAACAAATTTATCAATTAATGTTTTATCTTTATTTAATTCGTTATATATTAATTCCATACCGTAATATTTTATTACATTTATAATTTGATTTATTTTTGATGGATTTTTTGAAATATAATCAGAATAAAGATTTGACAAAATATTTTTTATATCAGAAAATGTTATATCATTAAATTCTTCACGTCCTTGTCGATTTGCTTCATTCTTTAAAATATAAATAAAAATATCAAAAGAACATGTGCTCGTTATATTTTCAAAATACAACGTATTAAATGTAGAAGGTAACAAATCTCCAAAATAATAATCTTTTATATTTGTGGGAAATGATTTTTTAATAGTTTTACAAATATTTTGTTTAATTTTTCCTATAGAACTATCATAAACGTTGGAATATAATTCAGTAAGTAATGGATTAGCGGTATCAAAAGTATTAAAATCAACATATTCACTTTTAACAATAGGGACAAGATCTTTAAAATAATCTTGGGTTAACATAGACTCTAAAATAATCATTTCATCGTCTCGTAAGTTATATCCAATATTTGAGAAAGAAAGGAAAATTTTTCTATCAAACATATAACCTCTAATTCTATTATAACGAATTAATTCATCAGATAATTTGGCAATATACATAATTTCATTGTCATAATTATTTTGTATTAAATTTTTCTTAGGTATAACTAAACGACAATTACCATCATCCGATGTTTCTTTTAAGCAAAATTTCTTTTTGTTTTTACTATTTGAATTGCATGAATTTAATTCAGTTAAACAACTTGTAGTTATATCACTAAGTTGCATTAAGATTTCTTCATTATAATAATCATCATCAAATAATATGTATTCTTTAATAAGTGTACTTATTTTTTCTTGTAAAATTGTTAATTTATCTAAATACAAATCATCATTTTCTTTAGATTTAATTAATTCTTGTATTTCATTTTTGATGTAATTATTTTCATATTTATTTAATAAAATACGTACAGTATTTCTGAAGACATTATAAAAATTATTTTCCAAATAAAGATATTTTACATATTTTTCTCTTTGAGGGTCTTCTTTTAATCTAGTATATGTTTCAATATCAGCAATATTAAAATCAAAATCATTCATAATAGGAATACCATCATTCGGTATAATAATAGAAGAATCTATTGATACAGGTATAAATTGATTTGTTTCAGTAATAATTCCAACAATTTTACCATCATCAATAATTTTAAAGTTAGGTCTACATGGTATTTTAGTTTTAGTATAAACGTATTTTAAAAATTGAATAGTATCTTCATAAGATTTCCATAATGTATTATCATCGATATAATGAATGTTTTCTATACTTTCATTTATAGATGAAGGGTTAGACATAATAATACCTTCATAAGATTTATTTGTAATTTCATCTATTTTTTTAGTATATAATCCGATTACTTTCCCATCAAAATTTAATATTTGATTTAAAATAATGAAATTGTATTTTTTCAATGTTGATAATAAAGAATCAAGACCTATATTATTTTCAAATTCATATAATTTTGGGAATTGACTAGATATATTTGAAGAACCAATTTTTGGAATACTATTCATTGGTTTGCAATAATTATCAAATATTTTTTTAATATTATTGATAGTTGTTTGAAGAATAGGCATTAATTTAATTCCTTCTTGTGAGAACAAGTTTGTCTTAATACGTTGTTTATTAGATTCGAATACTTGATAAATCGGTTCAAAGTAATTTCCTTTTTTAATAATAATAGCAGATTGTTTTTTATCATCAAAAAATGATTTTGAATAATGATTGGTTGGACAAATAATATCAATATCGTTAGTAATGTCTTTTTTAGGTACTTCTAATATAATTAAATTAATACCATTTGGGAATAACTTTGGATTTGGTTTTGTTACAATATCCCATAAATGAGTATGGTCAATTATAGTATAATCACTTTGTAAGAAGTTAATAAAATTTTCATATGATAAAACAAGTTTTTTGAAAAATAAATAATCAGGATTTGTATTTGACATATTTTTGATTGATTTGTAAATTTTAGTATTTGAATATTTTTGCATAATAGTTTGTTTAAACATATCATCATCTAATTCTTTTAATCTTTTGATTTCTGTTATATCATCATTTACCTGTTTTTCTTTTTGTGATTCTTTTTCGGATTGTTTTTCGGATTCTTTAATTTCAATATTTATTTCTTCTTCTATAGGTTGTTCTTCTATAGGTTGTTCTTGCATAGGTTGTTCTTGCATAGGTTGTTCTTCTATAGGTTGTTCTTCTATAGGTTGTTCTTCTATAGGTTCTTCTTGTATAGGTTGTTCTTTAAACCATTTATCTTCTTCACCGACAAGTGGAATTGAACTTTCAGATTCATATCCTGATTCTGCTATATTTTCTTCTTGGGTAAATTCTTTTTGAGGATTTGTTTCTTCAAATGCTCCTCCAACTTTATTTTCAAGATCATACTCATCACTTTCAATTTTTTTACTAAAAATATCAATAAGATTACCATTTTGAAAGGTCATAAAATTATCCAAATGTAATGCATTAATAATTATATTTTTCATTTCATTGACAGTTGGTTTTACTAATTTTTTATTTTGTTGAATTTCATTCATATTATTATAAATATCAGCAATACATGCTATAAATGATTGATTTTCATTATTTTCTACACCTCTTTGTAATAAGCACATTTGATTTTGCGTAAGTCCTGTATTAGTTGGACTAATATAACATTTTCTATTATCTTGATTAAAGAAAAGTTGTAGAGCCATATTCATATAACCCCATTTTCCGTCTTTTAACTGAAGTTTTCTTTCAGGACCAAAAATAAAAAAATCGGTTGGTTGATATTTTTGTGTCTTTTTTGTTTCAATGATTTCTTCTTGAATTGGAATTCTTTCTTCTTCTTCGATAGGTTCAGGAATATTTATTTCAACTTCTTTCGTTTTTTCATCAGGTTTTTCCATGATAGTTTCTTTTATTTTAGATGGAATTGGGATTTGTGGTGGAGGAGGAAGTTCTTGAACATTTGTTTTAGTTTTTAAGATTTCTTTTTTGTGAGCACCTTCGCAAGTATAATCTTTCTTTTTAGTATCTCCTTTATCATCTTCGCATCCGCAATCTTTTCTAGCATTCGTTTGCTGTTCTTTATTAAATTTATTATTATTGAAGCAACAAGGAATACATAATCCATCTTCGGTGCTTTGGAACCCTGGATTATGATTAATATAATTTCCAGTTTTTTTATCAATATGATATTTATCTTCAGTAAATTCAAAAATATATTTACCAGGAGGTACTTCTTTTGCATCATATGGAATAACAACATCACCTTCTTTTTTCTTTAATTCATTAACTTGTTGTTCAGTAAGACTAACATTATTTTTTAAATCCCAAAAACGAGGGCAAATGTACCAATATTTTTTCATAGGATTGGATCCATATTTAATTGCTTTATCATAAGAACCAGGATGATTTTTATCAATTTCTTCTTTTTCTTTATCAGTTAAAATAACAGGTTGTTTTCTATAATTCCATGGGCAACTTCGTGAGTATTGATTCATTTTACCATCTCCTCTGCTTCTATAGAGTAGAGGGTCTCTATTAATTAATCTTTCAAAAAATGGATTTGGATTAGCTAATTTTTCACCAGTAATATCTCTAATCATTTTTCCTTCTGTTTCTTTTTGTGGTATTATTTGTGGTATTATTTGTGGTATATTTTGAGGTACTATATTACTTTCTACTTCTTCAGGTAGTATTATAACATTTTCAGGTAATTTTTTCAATGATTTGGGTTTACTAATTTTTTTCTTAGATTGAGATGGAGATGTAGACGAGGAAGGTTGAATTGATGGTATTTGCGACAATTCTTGTTTTTTACTAATTTCAGAAGTTGTTTCTTTTGGTGGTGAAATAATTTTAATATCTTCAGGTAATTTTAATAATGATGATTTTTTTATTTTAAGAGAAGGTTGTTTTTCTTTTTCAGATAAAGAAGTTAATTGTGGTATAGGAGGAATTATAGATGGTTCTTTAGTTTCAGTTGTAATTTTTAATGGTGAAATAGAAGGTATTTTTTCAGGAGAAGGTGTTTTATCTTTTTGTATTTCTTCTTCAAGTTCAACATCACCTAAATCAATATTTTCTAATTCTTCGCCAACGTTAGATATAGTTGAGGTTGAACTTATTTTCGATGATGAAGATGGTGTTTTTTCTTTTTTAGATTCTTCTTCAACTTCAACATCACCTAAATCTACATTACTAATATCTGATAAACTTGATAATCCTGAAATATCTGATAATGGTGAAATAGTAGTTGGTGATATTTTTTGAGGTTCTTGAACTTCAACATCACCAAGGTCAATATTTTCCATCATTTTTTCAATTTCTCCATAACTAATATCACTACCCTGACTACCCTGACTACCTTCACTATCACTTGATCCTCCTTCCATATCACTATATGTTTCACTTTCTATTTCGCCAAGTTCTTGACTTTGTTCCTCTTCCTCGCCTTCAGAAAAATCGCCGAATAAAATACTTTCTAAACCTAAATCAGTTATAAGTTCTTCTTCGTTTACTTCTTCAGGGAATTCTAAACTTTCTGCTTCTATAGTTACAGGATTAGATTCAAGAGAAGATATATTTCCATGAATAACAAAATCTTTAACGCCACTTATTTCAGTGGTTTCTTTGATAGGTTTTGTTTTGCATTGTTTATCAATATTTTCTTTTGAAACATTTGTATTTATTTTTTGAGGATTATAATTTAATAAACGAATAAATGCATCAATAAGTTTTTCAATGTGACTTAAATAATAAATATTATCAATATTTTCTACTTCTACTTTAAAAGTTTCACCGCATCTAGAGTGTCTAGATAACTGAATAACTGATGTTTTAAAACCAGGATGACTATTAATTTTAATTCTTGCATTTTTATTTTTATCTCTTTTAATTTGTAATGAATTAAATAATTGCTCAACACGTTCTTCTGCTTGTTCTTTTGATATATGAAAATTTTGCATCAAACCATTAACAACATCAGAATCAAAACTTGATTTTAAGAATTGTTCAATAATGTAAGCATCTTGTCCTTCCATTTCATTATAATTAGAAACACGTTTATAACGAAGGATAAAACGTTTTTTTTCTTTATAATCAATAATATTAAATAAACTAGTAATACATGACATATTTCCTTTCAAATCAATACTAAAATCTTTTGGTAATTCTAATGCTGCTTCATATTTTAATTCTCTAATAATAACATTAGAATCATATAAACTTGTAAAAAGGTCAATCGTGTAACCATTTTGTTCTAAAAATAATTTAACAATGCTTATTATTGGATTTACACTTTCTTTAATAATAATCTCAATATATTCATCATTCATAGCATCTTTTAATGTAAGATAAATAAAAATATGACCATGATTATCAAACTCACAAATAATTGGTAATACTTTTTCTTCAATTGGACAATTTTCATCTTGAATTTTTGAATCATATGTATATTCAATATACACAGAAACGCGTTTATCCGTTTTTACTTCATCCATTATTTTATTTATTGTTGATAATGGTAAGAATGGAATTTTTTTTCCATTTTCAGATATTTTATTGGCATATAATCGATAAATTTTTTCTTGACGAGAAGAAGGGTTATATTTAATTAATGGTACATCTTTATTTGCGTGTAAAAGTTTAAAAATAATATCAAGAGGAATAGTAAAATCAGTTTCAGGTTTTAATTCAATATTTACATGACTAATACCTTTATGAACATATTTTAAATCATCAATACCGTTTATTCTTTCGTAATAAATATTATAAAATAAATCTACATTATCATTTTCACGATTAAAATAAATATTATTAATCATTTTTTTAGAATCATCAATTAATTCTTGCGTATTAGATTGTAAATCAGTTAAAGAAAAAATATTTTTTTCAGCACAATATGGGAAATAAATTTGCATAGTAATTTCAGATGATATTTCATCTTCATTATTTTCTTTTTTTTCTTCATTTTCTGATTGAATATATTCGAGAACGTTTGATGCAGTACATAAGAAGATAGTATTACAAATAATAGGTGAGTTATTTAACAATAAGCTTTTATTTGATGTACTTATTAAATTCTTTGCGTTATTAATTAAAATATCATCATATTCATCGACATTAAATGGATTTACAATATATAAATAATCTGATTTTTTATAAATAAGTTTTTGTCCGATTGGAATATCCATAAATAAATTAATTGTATCTAATTGTGAAATTAATTCATGTTCTTCTTGTTCTTCTTGTTCTTCTTCAGGAATAACAGTTTGAATGGTTTCTTTTTTTGTAAAAAAAAGTTCAACAATATCATCAAAAGAATAATCATTTTTTTCTTCTTTACTTTTTAAGTTTTCGAATGAATTTTCAATTATTAATTCGCATTCATCGTTTGATGCTTTATGTATATTTATTAAAAAATGTTGTAAACGTTGATATGTAAGAGATAAAGTACCGTTATTTGTTAATTTATTATATAATTGCGATGCTGACACTTTAATACCATGTTTTGCGAATAAATAAATTTCTTCAAATGAAAATTCATAATTAAAATTTTTAATTATTTTTTTTTTAATAGTTTCAATTGTATCATCACCATAAATTCTATCTAATGAAAAAAACACAGGTATATTATATGTTTTAATATTTTCTAATTCTTGGTCACTAAATATATTATTAAATTTTGGATTATTCATGTCTGAATCAAATAAGTTTTTTAGTTCTTCTGCATTTATATTCAATGATTTTTCATTTTCCAAATCTATTTTTCCATAAAAAACAATTATTTTTTCAGGTATTTGTTGATTATCTATTTTTTTATTACTAATATATACTATTTTATATATATCATCATTCATCGTATATATATATAAAATATAAATGTTTATTATTTTATTTAATGAAACAAATAAGAAAAAATATATTTTTATATTTTGTTGAATTTATATTTTGTTGAATTTATGTATTTTACATATTATTTTTACACCCTTTGTAATTTATATATTATTTATAATCTGTATTTGTAGTAAAAAACTTATGAAAAATTATATTTGGGATTACATGAAGCACAATCCTCATCATAAACGCAAGATTTTGGATTAGTTGGGTCATAATTTAAACATTGCCATGGGCATATATTATTATTTCCTGAACTTTTACATTTAGATGTTTTTATAATAGGAGGGGTACAGTTACAAGGGCATGTATTAGAATTATTTGTAATTTCTTCATTATTTGAAGTAAAAAAGTATTCATATGTTTTTGATGATTTTTTACAAAAATAAATTACTAAAATTACGACTATTAAAAATAGTAAAATTAAATTTTTATTTAAAAAATTTTTAATACTGAATTTCATTTAATTATTATTTTATATTATATATTATTGTAATATAAAATTTGGGTAATCATAAAATTTGGGTAATCATAAAATTAGTGTAATCATAAAATAGTATTTATTTTGTGAGAATAACTGTTGGAGTGCAACTGCTACAATCCATATCTTTTTTACAGACACTATTTTCTTTATTAAAATCAGAATCGAAATGATATTTATCAGAAAATTGTTTTTTAATTGCATCTAAACCTGATTGAAATGTGGATGGCATGATTTTCATATTAAATGTAGAAGCAATTGAATCATAAAACATATTTATATTACTATATTTTTGAGGTAAAATATTTTTATTAACCCAGTCCATATTATCTTTGAATTCAGGTAATGATGTAGGATTATATACAGGAGCATCATTATTGGTGATCTCTTTTAATGAGCAAGTCCATGGGCAATCCATGAAACCATTTTTATATATTTTGCAATTAGATAAAGGAATGCCATTTTTTAAATAATCAGGTTGAGAAGTATCTGTTAAAATTTGTTTTGGACGCTGACAACCTTGCATACATAAACCTTCTTTATTTGAATAAAAACGCAAGGATAATATAATAATTAAAATAATAAGTAATCCTAAAATGATAATTTTATTTTTTTTATATAAATTAAATATTAAATCATTTATATTTTTTAATGATTTTATAATCATGATTATTTATTACTATATATTTATAATAAGATAAATAGAAATATATAATTACAATAAAAATAGTGGAAATAAGTATTTGAATTTATGGGAAATAAGTATTTGAATTTTTATTTTTTGTAAAGAGGGCTTTCATTAATTTTCATTCCACAATAATCTTTTGGTTTTTTGGAATAATCAACAGGTCTATATATTTTACATTTAACTGCATTTTCTAATAAGAATTTAAAGTTATCCCAAAATTCTTCTTCGTGACCAATGCTTTCAGTCATAGTATGTGCAAGTTCATGAATAGCGACAAAAGTAAGTGTATTTGGGTCAATTAAACGATTACCATTTTTACTAGTATTTAAACAGAATGCTAATTTTTCACCTTTATTTTCGCTATATGCTGTAAATTCGCTTGTTGGCAATGTTTCACTTATTTTTTGTGGATTAAAATTTTCAATTAATCTATCAACATTATCATTTTGGGGGTAATTTACTTTCATATATTCAACTAATTTTTTCATTCTTTTTGTTACATTTGCAAGTAAATCAGCAGCTAATTCTAATTTATCTCTTTCTCTTACACAATATTTTTCACCATCGACATCCGAAATAATACATTTTAAATTATATAAATCAGAATCGAAATATATTTTTAAACAAATTCCGACAATAAATGCACATATTAAACATTCAATAAATGTTATTTTCATATTGTTATATATTATTTGGATTATTATTTGGTAAGTAAAATAATTATTTATACATTATTATAACTAAAATAATAATGTATTATGAAAAATCAAATATCGTACATGATACATCAGAAATGTATTATCAAAATATTTTTATACATTTACTGACTTCCGCAACCGATTTCAAGAGGTCTTCTAAAGGGATCACCTTCGATGGTGCTGTTATTCCAAGGGCCAACAGAAATTTGAGGGTTAGGAGGCTCAGAGCGGACCTGAAGATTGGCGTTTCTAAGAGAACTACCAACAGTATCAGTACCGATCATATAACCAGCGTTAAGGAAGTTAACACCCATAAAATCGCCTGAACCCTGAGGATTCATAGACCAGCTGCTATTGTTATCCTTGGGTAAGAGATCGCTTGGGTTAGCAGTAGGTTTTCCGCTGCAATTAGCAGGGATACCAGTCATAGCATTACCACCGGCAGAACCAGGGGCACTAATAGAGGCATAATCAACGGCAAATGTATTTTCGTTAGCACCAGTTGGTTGAGAATTCATAGGTTGAGAATTATTTTTCTTCATCATACTTCCTGCATTAGAGTTAGCATAGTTTTCAGGGAACATAGATTTTCCTGAAGAATAGTTGTATATAACGTAAACTAATACAAGAGCGCCTAAAAATAAAAGAACGTGGTGAGACTTTATAGATTTTTCAAACCCTTTGAACATATTATATAAAATTAATGATAAAATATTTTTTGAAATGTGAATTTATTAAATGATTTTAAATGCACATTTCTATTATCAATTCCTTAATATTTCTTAAAAAATAATGTCTATAATATTTTTTTTATTCTTCATTATCACTACTATCACTATAACTTAAAACATCGCTATCATTATCACTATTATCAGAATCTTCTAACATATAAGTATTCTTTATATGTTTTACTTCTAAATATGCATCGAATGCCATTTTTTTTGCTGCTTTTGCTTTTTCTTTGGCTAATTTGTATATTTCATAATATACATCAGATGGTTTTTTAAGTTTAATTGTAGAAATATTATTTGAATTATTTGAATTATTATGAATTGAATTATTAGTAGCTTCTAAATTTACTTCAACTAAATCATTTATATCTATTGATTTACTATTATCATTGTGAATAATATTGTCTATAAATTCTATTTCATTAGTATTATGATTTTTATTTTTAATATTACCTAAAGAATCGTTAATTATATCATTTTTTTTATTTAATTCAATATTAATTTCAGGTAATTCATTAATTTCTAAAGTATCTATTGTTGTATTAATTGTATTAGTTGTATTAGTTGTATTACTATTTGTTTTTGTAGATATTAAATTATCTAAATGTTTTATTTCAATTGGTTCAATAGTGGGTTGAATATTATTTGCATTTGTAAGATTATTTAAATTAGAGTTTTTTTCTTCTACATCATCGATATAATGAGTATAATGACTATTTATATGTTTTAGACTACTTGTTTGACTACTTGTTTGACTACTTGTTTGACCACTTGTTTGACTAGTTTTTTCACTTATTTTATCTATTTGATTATTAGTTACACATGAATTATCGTGTAATAATGTATTATCTTCAGATATTGAATTATTAATATTTAACGATAAATTATTGACTACTGATTTATCATTTAATATTTTTTCACTTGAAGCTGTAGCCGTACTATTTGAATGTTCATTATTTGATTTTTTAATAACACATGATTGAAAAATTGGTTTATTAGAAAGTACTAATACTTGCTTTAAAACAATTTCAAATTGAAAACTTTTTGAAGTAAACTTGATACCATGAAATTCTAATATTGTAATAAAATCTTGATCAGGTTTTATTGCTTCTAAAGATAATGAATTTTCACTTTCATCAAAAACGAAACATGTTTGAGAATTTAAAAGATTTTTACTAGGAACTATATTTGCTCTTAATATATAATTTTTCCCACCTTTATATGGTCGTAAAATATTTGTAAATGCATTTTCTATATCAGATAATTCTATATCACTATTAAACCATAAATCTTTTTTTTCATAAATTTTTTCGCTACATGTTTTTTCTAAATTTTCAATAAATTCAATAAAATTACTATCTTCACTTGAAAAAATAAAATCTATATATGATTTTTTTCCATTTGTAATTATAACACCACTTTTAGTAGTGCATTTAGGACATTGGAAATAAAATGGTTGTTGATAAATTTGTATTTTAGTAAAATAAGAACCACCTTGAATTCCATTTGGTTGCATTAATAATAATTTTGAAAAATTGAAAGAACTATCTACTGTATATATTTCAGGATTTTCTATTTTTTCCATTTAATGCTAAAAGAGAAAATATTGAATCTAATAACACGCAAAAAACTGTAAAAAATAGTAATAGTATAAAGTAATAATTATAGGTTTATTATGAAAGAGGCTGTTATACAATATTGTGTCGATTTTATAAAACGTGACGAAGTGAAACAAGAAATAAAAAATTTATTTAAACCAATTATAAGTCTTCTACTTCAGGAAATATATCCATATATTTATTTATCTTTATTATTAGTTGTAATAAGTTTTTTTCTTGTTTTAGGAATATTTATTTTATTATTGCGTAGTAGTAAAAATATGAATTAATAAAAATTGTAATATCATTATTCTGATATCATTATTCTGATATCATTACTCTGATATCATTATTCTGATATTATTATTTTGATATTATTATTTTGATATTTTATAAAAATAAATTGTAAGTATTAGTAAATATATAACACTTAAGATTAAATATATCATAATTTTATTTTTTCTCATTGAATAATATATAATTATGACTTCTTGTAGTAGTAAAATGAATGGAGGTTCTAGAAAACGTAGAAGTAGCAAAAGATGTGGTAGAAAAATGCGTGGTGGTGCAAGTGCTCCATTACAATACGGAGATTTTCCTGGTGAAAATGATGTAAAGTGGGCTCCTGCAAATCCTGATAGTGGTTCTTCTGCTGCTGCTGCCTTAGGTTTTAAAACTCCTTTACAACAAGTTGCAGCCGCTTCAGGTGGGCAAGGTGTTAATCCTGCAATGGCTGCTAAGATGTTTAGTGAATATTCATTAAAGGGTGGTTCAAGACGTAAGAGAGCTCATGGTTCTAAAAGAGGAAGTTATCGTAGACCTCTTTCTGCTTCTCAAAAACAAGCAGCTGCCGCTCAACAAGCTCAGGCTCAGGCTCAATCTCAGGCCCAAACAGGTGGAATGTTTGCAGGTTTTGGAGCTCTTTTGAAGGAAGCTTTAGTACCTTTAGGTCTTCTTGCTGTTCAGCAAACATATGGAAAAGGAAGACGCACACGTAAGAATCGTCGTTAAATAATTCAAATACTTATTTATATATAAGGGAATAGGTATATAAAAAATAGGTATATAAAAAATAGGTATAAGAATAATTTATTTATAAAAAGATTTAGATATTTTAGTTTATATATTGTAATATACCATATACAATATATAATGTCATCAGGCACGCAACAAGGTCAGCAGCAAGTATTAGAAAAAAGTATTCAAAAATGGGTAGAATTAGATAATGAATTAAAAAGAAACAATGATAAAATAAAGGAAATAAGAAATAAGAAGAATGAAATAGAAGAAAAGATTATGACGTATGTTGAAACCAATAAAATGGAAAAATCAACCATTCAGATTTCAGATGGGAAAATTAGATTTGTTGAGACTAAACAAACATCTCCTATAACTTTAACATTTTTAGAGCAATGTTTAAGTGAATTAATCACAAATGAAAATCAAGTTCAACAAATTATGCAATATATAAAAGAAAAACGTGAAACAAAAGTAATTCCTGAGATTAAGCGATATTATAATAATTAAATTATGTTATCAATATTTATACACATATATAGTAATATAATAATGAAACAAAATTTGATTTATGAAGTAAAAACCGAAGATGCTTTAAAATCTTTAAATGAAGTAGATGAATGTATGAAAGGTGGAAGTAACATAACAACTAATATAACACCTGATGATTTGGTATTTAATAAAACAGGTGGTAATATAACTGCAGCTGGATATTTGATTAATAGTGTTCTTTTAAATAATACTGTAAATTCTTTGACACGTGGTGGTGGTATTGGTGGTGGTAATCTATCAAAAGATTTACCATTAAAAGGAAGACCTAAATCACCAAAAAAAGAAAATAATGATAATGATGATAATAAATTGAATGATTTAATGATACCTGCTGGTGTTTTTTTATTTATTCCTCCTTTAAATAAAAATAAAAATAACATAAAAGGGAAGTTAATTGGAGGAGGTAAAGATGAAGTAGTAAGTGAAGATTTATATGATAAATTATTACATTTAATGTCACCTAAAACACGTAAAAATTATGATAATAAAACAAGAAAATCACGTGAATTAAATAAAACAAAAATAAAACATGAAAATAAAAGTCGTAAAATAAAGTTAAAAATACATGAATAAATGATAAATACACGATGAATACATGATGAATACATGATGAATACACGATGAATACATTATGAATGAGAATTCATAAATAATTCAAAAATATTTTTTTGTGGATGAAAAAATAGTAATGGAAAACAAAATAATAAGACAAGAACTGCAATTATAAAATTTATTTTTGTTCCTGATTTTATTAATTTATATATAGAAATACAAGTAATTGGAGTTATTACTAAATATTTTGTGATATTATTTAAATTTTCTTTATTGGGTTCAATAAAAAAACTAATGGGATAACTAAGTAATGTTATTGGTCCATACCAAGATTTATTATTTAATAATTTTCTTTCTATTTTTACCATAAAACATCCGTGAAAATAATAATTAAAATATATTATACTAAGCCATGCAATAATAAAAATATAATAGACTTCATTTGTTTTATGAATTATAATATTTGAAATGAGTATATATAAAATAATAAGATGTACAATTATTAATAAAATACCTTTTTTATAATCATCTAAAGGTATTACATTTAATAATGATGATAAATAATTTACAACTACATTTGTATTTTTTTTTCTTGTTTCAGTATCAAAAAACATATATAAGATATATGATATATTTTATATATGTTATATTATTTTCCATAATCTGTATATTTTCCATAATCTGTATATTTTCCATAATCTGTTAGTTTGTTTTTTTATATTTAACCTAAAATACTCCATGATGAATGATTAAATGGTGAAAGTAAAATTTCAGGGATCTTTTTCTTCCAATAGTCTAACTTCTTTTGTTGTTCAATATCTTTCATGCTTTGAGGATAAATTGGTGTAGTATTCATTAATGTTGCTTCAGTAGGTGTTATATATGGTTTAAATCCGTAACAATTAACACCGAATTTAACATTTGGATTATCTATATATCCTCCATTTACACCAGGTCGCCCACAATCATTCTCATGTCCTTCAATTGTTTGTAATTTATCCCATGTTGCTTGTTGAGTAGGGAATAATGCCATTTGGTCTTTAGACCATCCATAACTACACCATTCACCACCTTTATTATAAGAATTTTCTATTTGAGAATATGTGGCTAATTCACCACCATATGCTTGACATATTGCTTTGGAATCATCATATGAATATTTATTACCTGGAATATGATATACTTCTTTAACTAACTTTAATTCAGGTACTACATTTTCTTCTTCAGGTTGTTTTACAGTAAGATCAATCTTAGGTTTTTCGCTAAATAAATCTTTAATTTGAGCGGTAACATTTACATTGAAAAAATATTGAAAACCGTTAATTATAATTAAAATAATAAAAATACTCCATAATAATATTTCTAAAAATCGTTTGCCTGAATTATCACCAGTTATTACCCCTCCATCACTACCTGTACCATTTTTCCCTAAATTATAAAATAATATGTAATATAATATTAAAATAACAACAAGCGAAACTAAAATTATTAAACGTGTCATTGTGCTTGAAGAATCAAGTGTTTTTTTACCGGATGATGCTATTTCACTAATATATGTAAGAGGGTCTCCTTCTATTCCTGTTACTGAATTATATGCTATACTCATTCTTAATATAAACTCTATATATATATTAACTAATAACTTTTTTTTTCCTATAGAAAAGACAATATGGAACATTTCCTGAAATACTTTCAGTTGTTATATTTACTTCTTTTACTTCTGTATCATTAAAATTATACCATTTACCATTCGAGTTTTTTATTACAGCGCTATAATGTCCACCATAAACACTTCCTGAATGATTACATATTGCAAATAAATCATATATATATTTTTCTTTATCATATCCTTCTACATATTTTGAAAAATCGACATTATTCATAGGTATTTCGATACTTATTTGATTCTTTTTCATAGTACCATTATATGATACTGTAAATCGTTGTAAATCTATTATCATTACATTTGGTAAACTCCAATAAATTATTTGTTTTTTTACATCTTCCTTTTTACCTGTTTTTTCATTAAACCAAGCATTATCTCCTGTTAATTCTTCTGACATACAATGTATATCAAAACAATCAAATAATGTAACTTGTTTATTTCTGTCAATTTCATTCATTTCAGAACGTGTTGGAACTGGTAAACTAATAATCATATATGGTTCAGGTCTTATGCTTAAATAGATAGTATTACTATTATCATCTTTTATTTCATCAAATGGTTTTATTACAGAAACATGAATACCAAAAAATATATTTAAAAATTCTGAATAGTCTTTTGAATATTGTTTTTGCATCATTTCATAACAAACACTTGCTAATTCATCTTTTTTATTTTTTATTTTTCCATTAATTGTGATAGTTACTTGCCTTGATAAAGCTGTGTGAAATGAATCTAATAAAAATACTAAAAACTCAGGCAAATCATTTTGAGACCAGTCTGTAAATAATTCTTTCTTTTTTATTTTTGCAATTTTTTGAATTGTATTTATAAATCTACCAGGAGAAATAGTGCAATTTTCACTCCACATTAATTTTCTTAATTCATCCCATTCTGTTAATAATAATGTATCTTGTTTTCCTTTAGATATAATATGACGTTTATAATCTCCATTATTTTTATCTAAAAATTCATTTAATTCATATGTATGAGATAAACATTGAATACATGCATTTACAAAACATGTATTTCCAAGATTTGATAATCCAGTTAACCCTTTATCATTATATTTTTCATATGATGTAGATTTAGGTGATAAATTATCATTAGATGACGATTTTTCATTTGGTGATGATGATATATTTTCTACATTACTTATTATATCACTTTTATTTTCACCAGTTTGATTCATTATAATTTATTTATTATATAACATATTGAATTTAATATTTAAACATATTTCATAAGTATATTATAATGTATAACAATTATCGTAATAATTTAAGTAATTCAAATACTTATAATCAACCTAATACACAATTTAATGAACAATTTGGACAAAACCAGCAATCACAACAACCAATGCAACCACAGCAATCTCAAAATAATCAATTTGTATCACTAATGGACGAAGATGAATTTTTTCGTTTATCATATATTCGATTAATGAATAGTTTCATTTCTAATAATCAAAATATTCTTTATTTGTATTCAATGTTTGAAAGAAATTTACGACGTTTTTATAATAACAATAACAATAATAATATGAACAATGATTTTAATGGAAATATAAATTTTAATACATATGCTGAAAATTTTTTTGATAGAACAATTAATAATTTATCACAAAATCCTTTACAAAATCCTTTCCAAAATCCTTTCCAAAATCCATCATATAATGAAAGAAATAATCGTAATCAAGAAAGAAATACTCAACGACAAGAAAGACAACATCAGCATTCTCAGCATTCTCAGCAACAAAGAACTCAACATCAAGCACAAGAAATACCAAATCCAACAAGATTACGAAATTTGCAATCTTATTTATTTGTAGAACCAATTATATTAACAAGTAATGCAAATGCTTCACAAAGGAATAATCATTTACAATCAACATTAACAAATGATAACATATCAGAAATTACTGAATTAATTAATTTTAATGGTATAGTAAATCCAATAAATACAGAATGTCCAATTACTAGAGAACAATTTAATAATGATTCTATTGTTATGAGAATTAAAAGTTGTGGTCATTGTTTTTCGCCATATAATTTATTGTCATGGTTTCGTTATAATAGTACATGTCCTTTATGTAGACATAATGTTTTTAATGATTTAAGATCGTCAAATAATAATGTTGATTTATCAAATAATAATGTTGATTCATCAAATAATAGAATTAATAGTAATATAAATACAAGTAATTCTAGAAGTAATGAAGAAAATAATAGTAGAAGAAATAATAGAAGTTTAATTGATATTTTAAATTCGAGCCAACCAATTATTTCAAGTAATATTTTAGACCCTAGTGGGAATGTAACAAATACAATACAAAACTTTTTAAATACAATTAATCAAACATTAATAAATCCAATAAGTCTTGATTTATCAAATAATAATATTTTATCAGGTATTACTCAACAAAATAGCTCACAAACTACTTTACAAAATACTGTTCCTGAAATTTCAGATGTAAATTTTAGAGAAATTTATAATACTCTTATAAATAATTCTAGTGTTTTACAAAATTTATCAATTGATAATATTGATAATAATGGAATTATATTTTCGTATGATGTTCCTATTTATAGTACTGCTGAATCTATGCTTTCTTCTAGTCTTTCTAGTTTTTTTAATCCAACTACAAATAGTAATGAAAGTATAAATCAAACAAATAATCAAGCTGAAAATGTTGATTTATCAGGTAATAATACTTCTAATCAAAGAAGTAATTTATCAAATAATTCAAGAACAAATTTATATGATATTGATTAACTAATTATGGAACTAATTATGGAACTAATTATGGAACTAATTATGGAACTATTTTTGTAACATCATGTTTAAAATATGATTTCCAATTATCACATTTACTTCCACCATCATATTTATATGCAAACCCATCTTCAACCATTTTATCATTTATACAAATACCATTTTTCCATACTTCTACTAATAAGCGTCCATATTTATCAAAATCAAAACATTTTATTGTTACGATTGAATTAATTTCTCCACAAACATTTCTAACTAATTCTCTAGGAGGTCCTATAGATATTTTTTGTTCAGTTAATAAAAATATTAAATGTTTTTGAGATAATTGTGCGGCAATTTTTTCTTCATTATCTTGTGATTTCATTTCAGGAGTATCTATTCCATTTAATCTACAATTTATACGATTATATTCTCCATCTATTTTTATAGTAATTGTAATTGTATCACCATCATAAATATCAAGTATTTTAGATAAAAACGTTTTACTTCTAAATGTGAATTCAGGAGTATTACTAAATTTCATATTTCTCAATTTAATCGCCTTTTTTTCATCTTCAGTTTTGAATAAAAACATAATTTTTATTTTATAATTATATTTTATATTTTTATTACATCATTACAACTAATGTAATAAAAAATATTATTTGATATTATTTGATATTATTTGATATTATCATTTACTAATATTTATTATTTTCATATAATTTATTTTTTTTTGAAGAAATTCATTATACTTTGATTTTTTTTATTTGCATTATCAACCATTGTTAAATAATCATCAAATAATAATGCTTTAACTTCCTTATTTCTAAGTTCAGTTATTTTTTTTTGAATTTTATCTTCTTCATACAATGTATTTTTTATACTTTCAGTTCTTTGTTCTAATTGAGGTATTTTCTTCTTATATGCTTCAATATTTTCTAATACAAGTGCAAATACTTGTTGTACAGGTTTCATTATTTGATTCGTAATATAAAACGAATAATTTGGCCTTAATTTATTTGCTATTATATAATTCGGATGCTCGATTTTTTCACCTTGCAATGCCTTTTTATTTTCATTATGAATATATACAAACGGAATACGGTCTCCAACACTTGGCTTATTCCCTGGATCTCTCTTACCCATTCTATCAGCTAATACCTTGTGAGCAATTTGAGCAGGATTTTTATATCCTGAACGCAATGATTTTGTAATAATAAGTTTTTCCAATGGATATTTTTCTTGAACCATATTATTTAAACACTCTTTCAAAAACTTAATTGCTTGTTCTACATTTTGCTCTTTCATTAAAATATCAATTATTCCTCCATATATATCTTTTACAATAGGAGCATTATCTCTTCGCTTTAATACAATTCCCATGCTTTTACGTTTTGGTTTTTCAGGAGTTGTTTCATATAACATACCAACATAACGCTTTTTTGAAAGTAAACAAAATGGCATTAATGTCTTCTCATACACCCATGCATGAGGTGATTTCAAAAATTTAGTTGCCAAATGTCCTACTTGTTGAGCAATTTCAATTGTTATTTCTAATGCATCTTTTCCTCTGATTGGATTACCATCCGGAGTTGCCAAATTAAATGTAAAGAATACACTATCAGTGTCGCCATATATATATTCCGCTTTTGTATTAACAAAACCAAATTTTTTACTTTCTACTGTTGTATCACCGTATACTTCTTCAACAATTCTTTTTCCATAAGTTAATAATTTCCTACCAGTAGCCGTTGTTGAAGCCGCTACATCAACTTCATAAAATGTACTTGTTTTGGCCCCACATTGACCATATAATGAATTAGCAGTAACTTTATAACCAAGCTGACGTTTATCTAAAATATTTGCAATAAAAGGGTCATCCGCTGCTTCAGCTAACTTTCTTGTGGCTTTTCTAGCAGCTAATAATTCTTCTAACACAGAAGGCATAATTGCTTTACTACCATCTGTAGGTTGAGCAAATCTGCATATTTTTTTACCACTAACAGTTTTTACTGCTTTTCCTCTTTCATTAGGTATCCATTTATATGTATCGTATGTTACATCTACATAATCATATTTGGGTAAATTATCATATATATAATTTCCTGATCCATCTTTTTCACCAGTTTCTCTTATTAATTCTCCATTTAAATTATATTCCTTTGTCCAAACTTTGCTATCATGTGACAAATTTTCACTAATCATTGATGAAGGATACAAAGATGAATAATCCAAACATGCTACTGGATTATCTAAATAAAGATTACATTTAGGTGGTAATACAATTGCTCCTTCATAACTTTCATTACCATAAGACTTTTCTACTACAGGCATAAGAGTTTTCTTTTCACGACATTTTTTTGCAATGAAACTAGTAAGTTTAATTCCTTGTCCACGCATTACTAAGAAACTAATTGGTACACTACAGATTTTCGACATCTCAATATAACCAGTCATCACATCGATTTTATTCATAAGATGATGAACCAAATTACAATCCTGAATACAGTATTTTGCTATAATCGCTCTTTCTTTGGGTCCTTCTTTTGTCATACGAAACATATCTTGCGGTGTTACATCATCTTTTGCAAAGCCCCATCTTACACTTTTTTTCATATCAGGTGTTTCGATACCTGGTATTTCAAAAGTCCCACTTGTTTCATCTACATTAAATACTTTGAATTTTGTTCCATCTTTATATGATTCTGTTGAATGACTATTTTCTTCGAATACAACATAATTTCCATTTTCAAGACCCATCAAATTACTACTATAAATTTTTGTTCTTTTTGGTTCATCTAAATGTTCTATTTTTTTAACACCGTCGCCAATAAAATATCCTGCACAATAATCTAATTTATATGAAGTTAGGTTATAATCTCTGCGAAAATAATTATATAAATCAATCTGTAATCGACCATTCATTTTAATAAAATGCAAATCATGTTGACCACTAGCAATAACAATACTATTTTTTTCTATTGATAATTCCCCTGTTTTAATATCTTTTGTTGCACAAAATTCATTATTATTTCTTGACAAAAGTAGGAATTGTTTCTCACAATTATTTTCTAATGCACGTCGAAACATAAATTCATAATCAAAACCGCAAATATTGTATCCGATAATAATATCAGGATTCTCTTTTTGAATTAATCTTGTCCATGCAAGTAATACGTCTCTTTCCGTATCATAACTTTCAATAATAGAATTGTGGACTTCGTCTGATAAATCATTGCAAGAATCTAAGGTTATACAATGATTTAAATATGGACGCTTATTACCATATTTTAAAAATGTCGAACCAATAAATGTAACCTTGTCTCCTTCTACTTTTGGAAATATACTTTGAATTAAGTTATTTATTTTTTCTATTTTAATATCACGGTCTATTTTGTCATTTTTCAATAAATCTAATACTGTTATAATTGTTTTAGGTTTCGTCTTCTTTTTATCAGATATTGTATTTTTTTGTTTTGATTCATAATTTTCTATTTCATCGATGTCAAAATTTTCTTCATTATTTTCGGCATCATCATCGTCATCATCATCGTCTCCGTAATTCCCATTATCAATATCTTTATTATTTGCAATCATTTTTTCAAACATATTTTCAATTGTATTTGTATATGCTATTTCATTTTCTTTTTCTTCAATATCTTCAATATGCTTTTCAAACCATATTTTGAATTTTTCGGTTGTTTCTTCTACTGATAGTTTCTTTTTAGTATATACAATATCAACATCATCATAATTATCATGTCCAAATGCTGAACAAATAATTCTATACATAATTTCTTTCGTCATTTCTTCTTCATTTTTTTTAAGATTATTATAAATATCAATAATATTAATTGCTAATTTTTTATAGGATTTTACAGCAAGAGGGAAATCTCCATGACTACTACTAGCTTCAATATCAAAACTACATATTTTATATGGTACAATTGTTTCCTTATCATTTAATGGAGTAATATCACTTGTTTTAAGTTCGTATTCAAATTTACATGTTGTTTTTTTTATTCCAGGGGTTTTTGATTTATATTTTGGAATACTAATCCAACCTGATGGACTAATTTCTTTTATATGAAAATATCTAAGAAGTGGAGGAATATTTGATTCATAAATTGTAGTACTAGTATAATCAAATATAAAACCACTTTTTTTAAGATTCATCTTACCATCTCTTCCTTTTTCATACCAAAGATTTTTTACTTTGTTCATAGTTGTTGTATTTTTAAAAACTAACTTGATAAATTTATGTTCTTTCCCACCATCAAAACCATATAATTTTTTACGTTTAATTAATTTACATTCGTTTTCAATAATTGAATCTTCGTAATATTTACCAACTTCATTAGAAGTTTTTATACGATTTATAAAACTACGTTTATGTTCCATAGACCAATCATCGCCAACTTTTACATAAAAGAATGGCTGATAATCTCTTATGAAAATTGTACAAGTTTCTCCTAATTCATTTATTCCAAACATTTGTATAGTTAAACCTTTATCATCCTTTTTCTTTTTATATTCTTCTGAATCATCACTATTACATCCACTATCACCGTCTAAATTATCTGATTCTTCTTCATATATGTTAAAATCAAATAAACGAAAATGTAACTGAGGAATTTTATTTTTTTTATCTTGACCTTGGCTCATCGTTTCAATCGACATTTTGATTTGGTTATTATAATTAATATAGTATTTCTTTTTACCATTAAATATTTTATAATTAATATTATCAATTTTAATTATAATAATTCATATTATTTATTTTGTTTTGTTTTGATTTGTTTTCGATTGTTCTTACATGTATTTAATTATGAAAAGTTTGTTTAATATTATATGAAAATGGTTTTATTACATTGTTATTTACATTTTCTCTTATATTTTCAACATTTTTCATAATAAGTTTTTGAACTCCTGCGGTTATTGCACTTGTTATTAAATAAAAAGCAACAAATGAAAAAACAATTCTTCTATCAAAATTATCAACTTTAAATTTATAAATTGGATTAAAACGAATTAATAGAACTATTAAAACATAATATTTTATAAATGTATTTAAATATGTTAAATATTGGGGCGCAATAGATGAAATTCCAAATAATGCAACTGCATATAATAAATACATTGCAGTGATTGAAATAAAATATACACTTTTATACCAATTATGTGTTTTCATTACTTATTATATATATTTATTGATAATATATATTTTTTATAATATATAATATATAAATTAGATAAAAATAATATTTTAATTATATTATACTCACATCTTACATAGTAAGAAAATAAAGAAACATGACAAATAATGATTATTATAAACATTTTTTACATGGATGGATTTCAGGTGTAAATGCAATTTTTATTTCTCATCCAATTGATACAATTAAAACAAATATTCAAGAAAAAAAACAAATTACTTATAATATTAAAAATTTATATAGAGGTCTATCAGCTCCATTAGTCGGTGTTGGGTTAGAAAAATCAATTGTATTTGGTGTTTATGAATCAACAATTAAATATACTAAAAATGATGCCTTAAGTGGTGCTTTAAGTGGACTATCTGCTAGTTTTATTGTTACACCATTTGAAAGAATTAAAATTTTATTTCAAACAAATCAAGGAAATTATAATTATATTAGACAAAATCTAAATTCAAAATTTTTATTCCAAGGATTAACTGCAACATTTTATAGAGAAACACCAGGTTTTGCTATTTATTTCTCTACTTATAATTTTTTAAAAAATAATGAAAAAAATATTTCTTTATTACGATCTTTTACGTATGGAGCCATTTCAGGTTCAGTTGCATGGATTTTTATTTATCCCCAAGATAGAATTAAAACGCATGTTCAAGCACTTAAAGATAGGAAATTAGGATTTATTGGTGGATTCAAGGAAATATTACAAGATGGTGGTTATAAAGGTTTATATCGAGGTTTTCATTTTGCTTTAATGAGAGCAATACCTTTACATGCAACCGCTTTTGCTACAATGGAATTTTGTAAAAAATATTTGGCATGATAAATGTAATAATACAATTTATTCTAATAATAAAATAATTATTTTATGATTTTATTATTTGTATTCTGTATTATATAATTTTACTCTGCCTTGTAAAAACTAAGTAAACGTGCAGATGGATCTAAATCAGTACAAAAAGGATGACGCCAATAATATGGAATTGTTCTAGCCCTCCCAGGATAAAATTCTTCAAATACTTTTCTATAATAATAACTTTCTTTATCATATGGAGGATTATGATAATCATATTTATGCTTATTTTTTTCATATTCTTCATCACTAACAATTGTATCAATATATTCTTTAATTACTTGAAACCAACTGCGCCCATGTCCACTTACACCATCACTAAAAGCTTCTTTGCGTCTCCATAAAATATCAGCAGGAAGTAATCCATCAAACGCCTTGCGAAATAAATATTTTTCAATATGTTCATCATCAAAACGTTTATAACGAGGAGGAATACTCATTACATATTGTAAAAATTTCTTATCAGCAAATGGTACACGAGCCTCCAATCCTGCTCCGCTAATACTTTTATCAGAACGAAGCAAATCAAAATAACGTACATCACGAACCATGCGTTCATTCTCCTTCTTAAAACTTTCATCATCAGTCGCTTTGAGAAATCCACGATAAGAACCAAATATCTCATCACTCATATCCCCACAATAAATAACAACATCATCAGACACTTTAAAAATATACTTACTTACAATATAATTTGGCAAAGATGCACGAACACTAGTAGTACAATAACTTTCAATTTGATAAATAGTATTACGAATCTCACTTAAAAACTCCGCCTCTGTCAAACATACTTCATGATGCTTTGTTCCTAAATATTCAGCAGTCTTACGTGCCCAATAAAGATCGACGGATCCTTCTAATCCAATACTATATGTATTTAATTTCGATGGATCCATAAATTTACACATAATTGCTGCTGCACTTGAACTATCTAGACCACCTGATACAAGAGCTCCTACACTTCTGTCGCTCATTAAACGCTTTTTAACAGCATCAGTGAATAATCCTCGAATATTTTCACAAATATTTTCTTCACTGTCTTCAACAATATCATATTGATAATTCGATACAATGGTGCTATTAATGTGAGACTCAACACCTACAGTTACATCATATGTCATTTTAATATCATCATGTTGAACAATCGAGACATTTTCATAATACGAGTGAAAATGTAATTTAATATTATTTTTCTCATTTTCATCATAGATACAATAACATCCTGCTGGAAATTGCATAATTGAATCTACATTACAATGAGCCAATGATTTCATTTCACTTGCAACACTAAAACCTGAATCATATCCATTTACATTTCCAATAAATAATGAACGAATACCAACAGGGTCACGTGCAACAAACGTCTTATTAAGCTCATAATCTACAAGAACAAATGCAAAAACACCATCAAGCCTTTTTAATGTTTCTTCAATACCAAATTTTTTATATAAATGAATAATGATTTCACAATCAGAACCACTTTTATAATCATTCTCAAGTTCAAATTCTTTAATCAAATCCTTATAATTATATATTTCTCCATTACAAATAAGACGACATCCTTTCATGAAAAATGGTTGGTTACTTTCACTATTAAGTCCATTAATAGCAAGACGATGAAAACCAAAACAACGATTACCATCATTTACAAAAATACTATTATCAGGACCACGATGCGCCATCAATGAAAACTCATGTTGTAAAGTTTTTAATAATTCTAAACTAATTTTTCTATCATGAGAACCATATCCAAGACGATTCTTTAAAGTTAAAAAATAAAAAATTCCACACATTTAGGGATACTTTAATTAAATTAATATATTATACTCTCTTTAACTTTGTTTTAGTATATATTGTAAATTATTAGATAATCATAAATACTAATAACTAAAATAATTATTTATATCAAAATATATTAAAGATTTCATACATTATTTATATACTGTATACCCCTACAAAATGAAGTTAATTGGATTTTTTACTATTTTATTTGTTTCAGGATTTATGAATCCTGTTAATTCTCAAACTGTCACAGTTAGTATGAGTTTTTATAATTCTGCTGGATGTGTAACTCCTTTATCAACGCAAAGTTCCCCATTAAATAATTGTATTGATACATCATCAGGTGGTAGTTCATCTTCTATGAAATTTACTGTATGTAATTCAACTTTAGTATATGCTGATCTTTATTCTACTAGTAACTGTGCAAGTGGTTCAGTTATGGGTAGTCTAACAAAAACTCCTAATTCTTGTGATGCTCTTGGTCCTATGTATGAAAAATATAGTTGTTCAAGCTCTCCTTCTCCTGGACCTGCACCTGCCCCTGCACCTGCTCCTCCTGCATCTAATTCTACAACTGTAAAATCTAACGGTAGTGCCTTACAATGGTGTTTAGGAATGGCTTCAGTTGCCATGTTGCAGCATATTTTATTTTAATTTTTGTTTATTACAAATATTTTTTGTTTATTGCAAATAATTTATATTTTTTATATTTTTATTCAATAAAAATAAAAATATAGTGTCATATTATTTTCTAACTTTATTGTAATAGAATGAGTGCTTATATCAATAATAATAAAATGCATGGAGTAGTAAATGGATTATTTTTATGTAATCTAGGAAGAACTGAAGAATTAAATGATAGAATATATACTAGAAATATTCCATCCCAAGGATTACAACCACAATTCAGTCAAGTACCTGTTTCTACAAAATATAGTATTATGCCTATTTTAGACCAACGTGCAAAACCAATTATTCCTTTAAATAATTATCCAATATATGATTCTGAAAAAATTTTCAATCCTGGAAATGCTCAGGCACCATGGAGTGGGTTTTCAAATAATATAAATGTTGAATCTAATTTACGTAATCAGTTTTTTGCGAATCAACGTTGTGAACAGTCATATTATGTTCCTTCAAGTAATAGTGACCTTTATAATGTAACTGTTGATTCAGGTCCTGATGTTCAAACTCATCCCTTATTATTTAAACAAGAAATGTTTGATTATTTTAATCCAAACTGTCATAATTTAGGAAATAATCAATTTATTTATAATAATACACGCGATGAGACAAATGATGTATCTGTTACTGGTATTCGTCATTAGACTATTATATATATTATCTTTTCATAAATTTAGAATATAATAAAATTTTCATTATTATATTCTAGTAAGTTATTATATTGTATTCATATTTATTATTAAATGGATAATAAGGAAAATAAAACCAATGAAAATAAAACCAATGAAAATAAAAATAATAAAATAGAACCAAAAATACTTGATATGTCAATGAATCCTGTTAATTATGTTACATTAGAATACATGGTAAATAGTGATCATTATGAAAAATATTTAAAAAAAAATAAAATGGATCATGATAATGTTTTAAAAAAAGAAAAAAAATTTTATAAAAAAAGAATTATTTCAATTACAAAAGAACTTTTACATAATGATATAAAGGATGAAACATTAATAAATGCTTTTAATACATTTGCAAAATCATGTATAATGTATTTTAAATTTAAAGACAAAAGTGATATTATTCAAGAAGATTATATAGATTTATCATTTAATAATAATAAAAATATAACATCAACTATTAATTCTGATTTTTTATTATCAACATTTGAATTAGGTAAAAAAAATAATCTTGAACCAATTTTAGAAGAAGATAAAAATAATAGTGACGAACTTAATGACAGTAATAATGACAGTGATGATGATTATTTAGAATATAATAATAATGATAATAATGATAATGATAATAATGATAATAATGATAATAATCATTCATATAACAATAAAAAAATAAATAAAATAAAACATTTTAATTTTAATGAAAATTCATTACATAATTATAATTCATTAGATAAAGCAAATCAAATTTTTTTATCTTCAACTGTTGAATCAAAGGTTCTAACTCTTGATAATTTTGTTATAAAAAAAAATAAACCTAAAAATGAAATGATTATTCCAAAATCTAAAGAAATTGACTTGACTGATCCAAAGTTTAAGAAAAAAGATATTAAATTTAAAAAAGAAAAAAAGGATGAAAAACTCGACAAAAACAATAAAAATGATAAAACCGACAAAATTAGTAAAAATGATAAAACCGACAAAATTAGTAAAAATACTAATGATTCACCGCAAATCATTATTACATCTATCAATAAGGTATCTATTGATAATCAAAAATCAACAGATTATGAAAAAACAACAGATTATGAAAAATAAAACTATAACGAAATTTATATTTATTTATTATATATAAAATAAATATGAAGTCATTGGCAAATAATAAAAAAACCAAAAAATATATAAAAAATAAAAGAAAAACAAAGAAAAATGTAAGATTTAATTTAACATCAAATACATATTCTTATTTTTCTAATAATAAAATACCAAAAAAGAATAATAAAAAACATAAACAAACAGTTGAAAATGAATTAAAAGAAATCGAAGAAAATGAAAAAATAAAATCATCTGATGGATTTGTAAAGGTTCAATGTGGTCCAAAGGCAAAAGAAGAAAATGATTTTACATGTTATAGTAATGAATCATTAATTAAATTAAAAGATATGTGGAATAAACGTCATCCTGATGTACAAATTAGTTCTAATGATCCAAAAATAATTTGGGAAACATTAAAAAAAAATTTAAAATCTGTTTGCAATAAAGAATCATGCTGGTTAAAACAAACATTTTCAAGAGAAGGACTTGACCAAGAATTATTAAATTATACATTTGCACCTAAAAGTCCTGACGATTGGAAAAAGAATCCAAATGAATGGTTATCAAGTATTGATATTGAAAATGTAATGAAACAATACGAAAATGAATATCCTTACTTTGATTTTATTGGTCCATCACCAATTGATTTTAACTCTCCAAAAATGTATGGTGAATGTGTTTGGGAAGAATTATGCCATTTTAATTTAAAGAAATATTTGGAAAATGGTAAAAATAAAATAGGTATTATTTTTAATACTGATCCTCATTATTTACCTGGTTCTCATTGGATTTCAATGTTTATTAATATTAAACAAAAATATATTTTCTTTTTTGATAGTACTGGAGATAAAGCACCAAAAGAAATTGAAGATTTTGTAAAAAATATTATGGAACAAGGATTAGCTGAAAATATAAAATTTCGATATATTGAAAATAGAAAACAACATCAAAAGAAAAATACTGAATGTGGAGTTTATTCCTTATTTATGATTATACATATTTTAACAGAAAAATTAAAGCCTGAAGATTTCACAAACGAAGAATTATTTACTGATTCTGAAATGGCAAAATTTCGTAAAATATATTTCAATACAGAGATATAATATAATTGTTTTATTTAAATAAATAATTAAAAATAATATTTTATATTCATTATAGGTTATAAAATGTCATATAAAAATTTTATTAGTAATACTAATAAAGGACTAATATGGAATATATTACAAGAATCAGGAATATTTAATGATATATCTCAAGAAAAACAACCTTCTATAAATAAATTGTTTGATTCTATAATAAATGGTGTAAAACCTGATTTTGATAAATTTAAAAATGAAAGAAAAAATGAAGGATTTGATGTTGATGATGATGACGACGACGATGATGGTAAACATGCAAATTTTTTAATAACCATGAATAAATATATTATTAAAAAAATGATGGAAGAAATAAATATTTATAAATCACAAATAAATAATTTATCACAATCTGTACAATTTCCACAATCTGTCAATTCACAAAATATAAATCCACTAGTTCCTAATAATAAAGTAAATCGAGCAAATATGTTTTCATCCCCTTCTAATGTAAAACCTAAAATGGAACTTATTTATACAGCAGAAGACATAAAGAATGAAAGACAAAATGAAATTCAAATGAAACTTAAAGAAAAAGAAAATGAAATGAATACTTTTTTACAAATAAAAAAACCTCAAGATATTGATTTCTCAGATAAAAATAATGAAGAGGAAAAGATAGGAAGTAATATGGATAGATTAATTGCGGATGCTTTGGCTTCAAGAGAACGTGAATTAGAGCAATTAACAAATAATATCGACATTAAAACTGCACAAGAATGGATTGGAAATTCAGAACAAAATAAAAATCAACCCAGTAAAATAATACCCCAAAAAAATATTAAACCTACTTTACATGAAAATAAAGAAGATTCAAATACTTATTTCAATAAAAATAATAATACTAATAATAATGATAAAAAATCTAAAAAGGTACAATTTAATGAAAATAATGAAGAAATATACGAATTAGATTCTTATGATTTAAGTGAATATAATACATATTCAAATGATATCGAATATCATAATAATAATAATTCAAATATTTCAACAAATAATTCTGATTCTACAAATTTATCATTTCTTTCTAAATTAAAACCTAAAAATAATAATGGTATTAATAATACTAATACTAATAATACTAATACTAATACTAATACTAATAATACTAATAATATCAATAATATCAATAATATGTCGGAAGATATTGACGTACTTAGAAATGAAATTAATATTCTCAAGGCAGGACAAGAACAAATACTTACTTTATTAAATAAGCTATTAGAAAAATCAAACTAACAGATTATGGAAAATATACAGATTATGGAAAATATACAGATTATGAAAAATTCATAAAATAATTATTGTAATAATTTTATGATTTTATTTTTATAAGAATTATCATGATTATCATGATTGTAAATATTGTAAAGATTGTAAAGATTGTAAAGATTATACTTTAATAAAACGTTTCTTTTCACCTTCAATAACAATTTTTCCAACCAATAATGGTGAAGATCCTGTTTCTTTTGCAACCATATATGAATCATAATCATATACATTCATTGTCTTTTTATCAAATGCAAATTTAGTGGGTTTACCTTGAATATTCATTGTCATTTCAACTAATTTCAAATCAGTTTCAATAACATTCTTTTGTGATGATATGTCATTTTCTTCGGTTGTAATTGATGGAGCATATGAAAATTTGTTACTTGTAACATTACCAAAACTAAAGCATTTTATTGGTTCTTTAGAACCACTCTTTGAATGTATAGTACAATCAATCGAAGCTTGTTTTATTGATGTTAATATTTGTCTATTAATCTCTTCTTTAATTGTTGATATTTCAAATAAAGCTTGGTCACTTGTTAATGGTACATTTGTTTTTCTTCCAATATCCTTAATCTTTAACTCCATAGATGCGTCATCTGCTAACTGTTTATCAGTGAATTTCATTAAATATATAAATACATTTACTGTTCTCAACTCTTCAGGTAAATCTTGATGACTACATATACGCTTTGCACGTCCAATAACCTGATCAATTCTAACAGGATGCCAATAGGGTTCAATTATATGCACAAAACGAGTATTGCGTAAACTAATACCTTCCGCACCTGATGCTGTAATCATTAACACCTTGATTATTTCTCCATATAAATTATTACTTGAAATTCTTTTAATTTGCTCTGTAATTGTAACAGGAACATATTGCCATGTACTATTATAAATATTTCTTATAATTTCCTTCTCTTCTACTGTCTCTGTACCAGTATATAAACCAAACATTGGTTTACCTATATCATCTTCTTTTATATCAATTATCCATTCCCCCTTTTCATTTTTTCTTATTTTAAATTCTGCCATTCCATTTGCCTCAAATATAAGTTTTAATATTGCAATACCTTCAACACTTCTAAAAACACTATAAATTAAATGTAATCCTCGCATTGATGGATCTTTTATATTTTCTAATACATGTAAAAATTTTGGACTATATGTTTCTAATCCTTCAGGCGTTAAATATACATTGCTTTTTTCACGCAATTTATTTAAGGCAGTTGATATTCTTGCTCCATAAGTCATATCAATATTTGTTTGTATTTCTTTATTTATATCATCAACATCATCCGCATTATGTAAACCATCCGGATTCTCTAATCTTTCTTCAACATTTAATGCATCAACATCTTCTTCATTTAAATTTTCATTTGATATTGTATCTTCGAAATTTTCATCATCTTTAGGTAAAGGACGTTGTATTGTTGTTGGGAATACAAAATTACAAAACAAACGTGAAAAAATACGATAAGTTGATATTGAATCTTCATATATATCATTCCCTTGGGATTTTGCTTTCTTTCTTTTATTTCTCAACTCTAGCTTTCTTTCTTGTACACGTGCTTGTTCATATACACCGAATTGATAATCACTCATTGGAATTTCTATTATTCTTAAATCAGTTGTTTTATCAAACTTCGGCATAAGCTGTTCTTGCGCACTTCTAAAATAAGAAGCGAGACCTAGAATGCGACGTTGGAACAAATTAATATTTTTCATTGCACCATTTTTATCATCAATAAAGTAAGCTTTGAATTGATCATATTTGTCAGGTAACGCTTTAAATGTTTCAATTTGTATACTTCCAGGATTAATCTTTATATCTCTAGTAGCTAATGTCGATATAATCATTTTTTCAAATTCTGAATCACTTAAATTTCCAATTTCATTCCCAATTTTAAATTTTGTTACACCTTCATATTCTCCTTTATTATTTACATTGACAAAACCAAATGGATTTCTAGTAACTGTCAACGTTTTTGTTGATACATTATAATCCATATAGTCTAATACATCTAACTTATTAAAAATCTTTGCAATCTCTTCTTTATTTATTTTTGATTGTGTTTGAACCTGAAGGGGTATATGCCATGTTTTGATATAACCTCGTAATATATTAAACATAATTGCTATTTCATTTGGATAATTGATTATAGGAGTACCACTTAACATAACAATCTTTACATTTTCAGCAGACATCAAATAATCATATAATCGCATTGAAAGGGATGATGTATTATTTAATTTATTTACTATACGACTTACAAAATTATGAGCTTCGTCAATTATTATTACTGAATTACTAAACGGATTTTTACTAAAATCAGAAGAAAGACGTTTGAGATGACTCATTCTCATACCATTGTAATTTAACATCGTATATTTCATACTAATCATTTCTGTTAATTGCGCATTTAATGATATCTTGTCTGATTCAGATAATTTTGTATAATTTGACGGTTTCTTTACATTTACTAACCATGCACCTTTATTCTTTAATATAGAATTAATTGGTATCGATAATATTGCAGATAACGTTTTTGACATTGGATCTGTCTTTGATTCAACAGGAATAAAATCCCAATATTGATTCTTTTTATATAATTCATCACCACATTTCATAAGTTCCTGTAAATAGTTTGTTTTTAATGATGCAGGGGTCATTACAATAATCGGTTTATGACTTTTTAAACCTTCTGCAATAGCAATTGATGAACATGTTTTACCACTTCCAAGACCATGATATAATAATAGACCGCGATAAGGTGAATATATGTTTAAATAATCTTTTACTATCTTTTGATGCGTTAAAAGTGTAAAATCAGTATTTCCACCTGAATCACATGTTAATTGTTCTTTATTTGACAATAATTCATCTCTATATGGCATAAATAATGAATTAATAAAATGAATGAATTTTTCTCTATTATTCATATAATATGATGATGCCTTTAATGGATCAATTTGCTTACCAGGTAATCGGTCTTTAACAATAGCATCACCAATTTGCATCATATCTATTTCTAAAGATAATTCTCCAAACTCAGGTTTCTTTGTTCTTCGTTGTGTTGGTTGTAAAGGTACTGTAATTAATGCTTTTTCTTTTCCTTCTTCGCTTCCTTCTTCTGTAATTGCCGATAATATTGGTTTAGTTGTAGCTATTGCACCTAATTCTTGTAATTTTACTCTTTTCTTCAATTTTACAATATTTGTTATGTAATATGTATCATTTGGTGCAGTAATTTCAGGAGCAATGAATGAAGATTCGATTCTTGAAAGTTTTCCTGTAATTGGTTTTTTAGTTAATGAAATATCTAATGGTTTTGCAACACTAACAATAGATGTATTTTTTATTCTATTTAAAATTTCATCTCTATCAACTAGATTTTCTTTTGTTTTATCCATTATCTTAATTGATATATATGGTGCAGGAGCAGGTGCTGGTTTTTGAATTATAACTGAAAAATCTTTTTTAGTTTGGGCAACAGGTTTTACTTTTAATCTTTCTAAAACTGATGGAATCATAGTTGATGTTGATGTCGATGTTGATCTCGATGGTTGTTGAAGAGAATTTATCATCATTTCTCTAGCAACGTCAGGATTTACTAATCTCTTAGAAATCGCTGAACGTTCTACTAAACTTGTTAGTTCTTCAATATCTTCTTGTTGTCTAAGTTCTTGTTCTTTTCCGACTTCTTCAATAGAAGGAGCACTTGCTTTTTTTGTTGTAGTAATTTTCTCTTTTACAGATAAATTTTCCATCGCTTTCGTTTGTTCTTCTAACTCTTGTGCAATTGATTTTGATTCACCTTTTTTAGATTCTGAATACTTTAATCCTGACTCTTTTTTTATTTTTGCTAATTTTAATTTTCGTTTTTTTAATTCAGTATTTAAATAGTTTTGTTTTTCAATATTTTTCTCGTATTCATCGCTACCAGGTTCTAACTCTTTTATATTTTTATTTAAATCTAATAATTTGTCTCTTATCTTATTAATGTCGTTTTCTAATTTTTCTATATCCATACTATTTATAATACTTATAATATATGAATAAAAATTTATTATTTATATAAGTTACCAATTATAATCATTTATAGTATATTCATAAATCGTATAACGAGTATTTATTTTTTATAATAAAATATCTTTTATTATAAAAATTCCTAAAAGATATTATAACAAAATGATATAATCATATATAAATTATATAACTATTTAACTATATAACTATATTTTTTTAATGACGTCTGCTGTGACGACGACGAGAATGACGCTTAGAAGAGCGACGATGTCTGCGACCACCCTTCATGGTAACAGATGCAGGGGAAAGGGCAGACATGGCACCTCCACGACGACTGCGTCTATGAGAGCGGCGAGAAGAACGGCGTCTACGACCACCAACTTTGGCAGCAGGGGCAGCAGCAGAGGCAGGAGCAGCAGCAGCAGCAGCAGCAGGCTCGGCAGGTTTACCTGATAAAGTATTCATTGCTTTTTGTAATGCGTCCATTATATTTTAATATGAGAAAAAATAATATTTAACATGAGAAAAAATGTAAACATACATTTGTTCTAAATAAAAATATTATTTTTTTAATTTATTTATTATTTATTCTAAAATATTATTATTATATTTTTTTATTTTTATATAAACTACATACATAATTTTAAAGCATAATCACATGCTAATTGTTCGGCCTTTTTCTTAATTTTATGACTAGCGTGGGCAAAATGAACAAGAATTTTGCCTTTTGATTGATATTCTTCTTTAATTTTTGCAAATGAATTAAGATGTTCTTTATAATCAATCGCATTTTTATGACTAGCTTCATAAATTTCTTGTCCTAAACATAAATATACACCCATTGTATATCCATTTTCATCATCATGATTAATTTCTACATATTCAGGAGTTGTCTTAAATTCTTTTTGAATCTTTACCTGTAAAATCTTCTTATAATTATCATCATTTTTAATTAAATTAATCCAATCAATATGACGTTCAAAAACACTCTCAATAAATATTTGGGCCATTTGAAAACCTGGACCTGTTACAAAAAGAGTTTCAAACCATTTATCTTCATCTAAAACATTTATTTTATTAAAATCTAAAAATAATGCTCCAATAAATGCCTCAAATAAACAACCTAATTTTTTTAAATTTGTTCTAGTCTTTTTTTCCTCTGAACTTCTTGAAATAATAAACCATTTATGAAGACCCATTTCAAGCGCAATTTTACCGATTGATTCATTTTTAACAATAGCTATTTTTTTTTCTGTCATAAATCCTTCATTTTCTTTTGGAAATCTACGATACAAATAATATTTAGTAACACATTCTAAAACACCGTCTCCCAAAAATTCTAATCTTTCATTTGATTTTGTACTCAAGGGGAGACAATTATCAGGTTTTGGCATAATTGTAATGTTTTCTTTTGCATTTTCTAATTGAGGTCGTTTTGTATATGATTTATGAATAAATGCACGGCGAAATAATTTATAATTAAATAATTTTGTTGGAACACCATAAGATGATAATAATGTTTCTATTTCATTCTTCGTTATTTCTTTATTTTCTGAATTATAAGGATTGAAAATAAATCCTTCATCACTTTTAATAATATCATCATCATTTAAAATTGACTTTTCAGATGAAAGATTATCTATTTTTTCTGTCATTGTTTTTGTATTAATTATTTTATCTAAGTGTGAAAGATTGTCTCTTAAGAGTTATAATATATAGTATTGCTTCTTTAAGTTTATTAAATAATTTATTTCAATTATTTTATTATTCATTTAGAAAACATAAATGTTCAAAAGATTTGTTCAAAAGATTTGTTCAAAAGATTTGTTCAAAAGATTTGTTCAAAAGATTAAAAAATAAAATAAAATATTTAGAGTATATATAAAAAATGGTAGTAGGATATATGAGTGGTTCTAAAAGAGCTAAGAATGTTGCTTCTTTAGCTAATCAAACATCTATTTTTGGAAGTATGGGTGGGTTAGCTCCTACTATTGGAGTTCCAGCATCTATTGTTGCTGTTTATCAACGTGAAGGAGCTTGGTGCAATTGTATTCCCTATGGTGTTGCCAATGGTTATCAATATATGAAACAACGTGGATTGATCCAATACAATAAAGGTGCTGGTGGTGTTGGACGTTCTCAATGGTCTCCTGGTATCGGTCGTCTTTTTGGTGGTCCTGGAAGAAACAGCGGTTATTAAAATATTTACTTGTTTTAGATACTTGTTTTAGATATTTATTTATATAATAATGTAATTCAATTTTACAATATTATATTATATATATTATAGAATGCCTCAAAGAAATGGTCCTAAGGGTGGTAATGGTAGATCTGCTGTAGCTCGTAGAGTTTTATTTAGTGGTCCTGGTTCTGCCGATGGTTTATATGCTAATACTCAAAATGGTGGAGGTATGAAGAAAGGTGGCGCTGCACCATCAGGTACTGGGTTTATGGTTCCTTTTGCTTTACGTAGTCAAATAGCTGCACCTGCTTTAAACCAAAATTATTTATTTAAATTTACACAATATTATGACGCACCTCGTCATGCAGGTCCTCGTATGTAAAATAAGTATTTGAATTTATAATTTACTTCATTATACTTCATTATGCTTGATTATACTTCATTATACTTCATTATGCTTGATTATGCTTCATTATACTTCATTATACTTCATTATGCTTGATGAAATAGTTTTATTGTAAACATAATAAAACTATTTTTACATATTTTATTAGATTATTATAATATTTTTTATATTATGAAAATTAAAGTAGACGTAAGAGAAGGTGATTTAATTACTATATTAGAAAATAAATTAACAACAAATGATGTTAATTTTCATCAACTAATAAAAGAACAATTACCTATCGGAGATATTATTTTTTGTGATAATAATGATAACGAATTATTATTAATAGAACGTAAGTCACTTAACGATTTAGCTGCTAGCATTAAAGATGGACGTTATAATGAACAATCATTTCGATTAGATGGTCATACATTACATAATCATAATATTATATATTTAGTTGAAGGTGATTTACATAAATATTTTGACAAGGGTAGAATTAGTAAAAAAACGTTACAGTCTTCTATGTGCTCTATTCTTTATTATAAAGGTTTTTCTTTATTACGAACAATGACTATTTATGAAACAGCTGATTTTATTATTACTTTTGCTGATAAGCTTGAAAAAGAAGGAAAAAGTAAGAAAGGATACTACACTACTAAAATAATTGACGATAATACATGTCATGTAAATTCTAATATTATTACTATAAAAACTGAAGTACTAGTTAATAATCATGAAAATAATAATCATGAAAATAATAATCATGAAAATAATCATGAAAATAATCATGAAAATAATCGTGAAAATAATGATGATGAAAATATTGATTTGAATGTGAATGATTCTAATATATCGGTAAATGGTAAGCGTTATTCTGAAGTTATGAAAATTAAAAAAGAAAAAAGCGCAAATATAAATAAAGAAAATATTGGAGAAATAATGTTATCATGTATTCCTGGTGTTAGTGTAAAAACAGCAATAGAAGTTATGAAAAAATATAAAAATATACCAAATTTATTAAAAGCCTTAAATGAGGATATAAATTGTTTAAATAAAATTTATATACAAAATGATAAGGGGTTACGAAAGATAAATAAAACTAGTATTGAAAATATTAAGAATTTCCTTCATATACATGAAAAATCTGATATAAATTGAAAAATAAATTTAAAAAATTAAAAATACAATAATCTATTGATTGAAAAATAAAATGAGTTTTTTATTATATAAAAAATTGAATTAAATATTATAAACAATATTATCAATATTATTATGAAGAAACAAACTTTAAAAAAGAATAATTCAACATTAATTATTGAAAAAGATAACGATTATAAAAAAGATAACGATTATAAAAAAAATAATGAACTTACAATTGTCGAAACATTTGTTGGTGCAGGTGGAGCTCATTTAGGATTTAAAAATGCTGGATTTACATCATTATTAGTAAATGATATTGAGAAAGATATGATAGACACATTATTATTAAATAAAGTTATTACCGAAGATAAATATTTATTATGTCCAATAGAAGATATAACAGAAGAAATGTTATTATCTAAAATAGGAAATAAAATGGTAGATGTTTTGTTTGGTGGAATCGTATGTAAAGGATTTTCTCTAGCAGGAGTAAGAAATCCATTTGACCCAAGAAATTATTTATATAAACATCAATTACGTCTTGTTACTATTTTAAAACCTAAAGTAAGTGTAATTGAAAATGTAACTGCAATTAAAAATATGATATTATATGTTAATTGTGAAGATACTGTTAAAACTTTCGAAGATTATACAAAATTAAGTGATGCTAATAAATTATTAAATGGAGAAAAATCAAGTAAAAGAAAAAATAATGAAAATTATAATGATTTAAATGTAACAATAAACAAAAATAAAAAAAAAATGGAAGAACTATTGAAAAGTATTGACAAATACAAATATTGTATATTAGATGATATAAAGCAAAAATATTTAGATATGGGTTATAGATTTTATGAGAAAATATTACAAACAGACAAATATGGAGGATATACGAATAGAAAACGAATAATAATGGTAGCAGTAAGAAATGATATTAAAGAAGATTATATATATCCTGAAGAACAAGATACAAATTATACATTAAATGATGCTTTAAATTTAATTGACTATAATGGAATAAATAATCCTTTAATTGATGAAGATAATAGACCTATGAAACATAATCAAAAAACAATTGATAGATTTAAGTTAATACCTGAAGGAAATAATATTGCTGATATTATTGATGAAATTCCTGATGATTTAAAAATAAGCGCGTTTTATTCAAGAGGAAATACGCAACGATTAAATAGAAATGTTCCTGCACCTACTTTAGTACCAGGACATAGTAATTTCCCAATTCATCCTTGGGAACATCGTTCCATTACTGTTCGTGAAGCAGCAACAATTACAGGGTTTCCTTTAGATTATAAATTTTGCGGTTCACATACTTCAAGATGTGTTCAAATTGGAAATGCTGTACCAGTTCAATTATCTTACAACATTGCTTTATCTATAAAAAAAATATTACATAAATAGAATAATTTATCTTCATAAGTATTCGTTCAGAATTCTTGAATAAATGTAATAATTTTTTTTTTACATTCTTCTAATAAACCAACACTTTTACATATATTCATAAAATTTGTTAATATTGTTTCACAAAACCATTCAAGAGGCATTTTATTATTTTTTTTCTCATTCAATATTTTATTTATTATAATACAATTTTCATAATTACTTAAACCACCTTTTTCTTTTGGTATAAAATGATCTGCTGCCAAATCACCGTTATCTTGTGGAATTCCTGTTATCGAACATTTATAATTTGATATTTTTAATTTTTCTGTAATAATAGATTTATTAAAACCTTCATTTTTATGTTTGTGATTATTTACTATTTCATTGCAAATCTTGTCTTTAATATGTGGAGTATATTTTACATATTTATTTTTTTTATATTTTATTTCACTCCATTCTAAAGGTAATTTATCTTTTCTCAATATTTCAAAGGCTCGAGATGGATCACCTAATGGATGTCCTGTTTCTTTTTGTGTTCTTTTATTACAATATTCTTGGACATCTATACATCTAACATATTTATTTACATTATAAGGTAACTTCATATATTCAAGAGCATATAAGTTTGCTCCCTTACGAATATTACATTTTTTAATAGCATTATTAATATGTTTGAAATAAATTATTTTACGAAGAATATTTATTCTTTTTTTTCTTGGATATTTTTCACTAATTATTTTTTTATTTTCAACATTATTATCAACATTATTATCAACATTATTTTCATTGTAAATTTCCAATGTTATGTTATTGTTATTCTTATTGTTATCATTTATAATTTCATTATATTGATAATCTTCATTCATATTTTCCATTACATTATTATATTGATTTAATTTTATATTAGTTAGTAAATTAGTAATTGAACAAATAATATCTTCATTATTTTCATTTTGTTCTTCCATTTAGATTCGTATATTTATTATTTAGTTATCATATAAATAATAAATTCAATTTTATATAAAATATACATTATTATAGTTAGAAAAATGAAAAACTAACATATTTTTATGGTGCATAAATGTTTACATTATAATTGCTATAATATCCAGCATCAACTAATGCTTGTGTAAATTCATTTCCACCCCAATTTGGGTCCATTGGATTTGCACTTTGTCCGAATGATTGTTCAATAAAATCCATAACATCTAATGGTGTATACTCTCCTTGATATAAATTAGATGCATCATAACCAGGATATGAATTTACATTATAAGGCATGTCATCACGTGAAGAATCCATTAATTTCATAACATTTCTTTTAGGTGGCTTTATTTGTCCCAAAGATGGAGATAATCCGCCTTGCAATTCAGTTGGACTTGGACGAACTTTATATACTTCTTTCCCTTGGGCATCAAATGTATGTTGTAAATATAAAACAGGACATACTATTCCTTGACTTCTTTGCCATTGTAAAAATTCAACATAATCCTCTAAATTTTGAAATTTAATGGGATTTACACCTGGGACTTCATGAACTTTAGAATTATATAAATAAAATTCTGAACCTTTTTGTATTAAAATATCTGCACAATCTTTTGACTTTGAATTCATTAATGTAAAACCTTCTCTTATTTTATCTGAACTTTGCGTTAGTACAAAATATCCACCTAATATAAATATAATTATTATAATTATTAATTCATACATATAAATATATATATATGCGATAAAAATAGTTATTATTATAAAAAATATAGTTAAAATATATAAATGGGAATTGAAAATTCTGATGATGAACCTTATATTTTGTCTGATGAGGAAATTATGGGTTTAAAGAATAAACACGGTGTTGTTTTGTTTTATATGAAAGGATGTTATCACTGTAATGTTATGAAACCTAATTGGAATAAAGTTGTTAAAGAATTGAAACAAACTCATTCTAAAGATTTCATATTAGGAGCGATCGAATCTTCTGATATGGAAAGATTTAATAAAGTTGGTTTGTCTACAAATATTTCAGGATATCCAACCATTTTATATTTCCCTCATGGTATTTCTAAAGATGCTGATATGTATGATGGGAATAGAAGCGCGGAAGATTTAAAAAAATGGATTACTTCTAAAATGGGACATAAAAAAGGAGGTCAATCAGGTGGAGCAAAGCGTAAAAAAACACGTAGAGCATCAAATGGAAATAAGAAAAAGTCTATGAGACAACGTAAACGTAAATCTATTAGACATCATAGAAAAACTACTTATAGAAGAAGACACTAATGATGTCTTGTTTTACGACGTAAATTCTTATTTTTATGTTTTCTTGTTTTACCACCTTTTGCTCCTGCAGCAGGCGGAGTTGGTAATGAATGTTGCGGCGTTACATTTGCTTGCTGACTTCCTTTTTTTCTAAGAACTGTTCCAGCTGCAACACAAATAATAAATTCAGTCATTTCACTTAAATCAATATCTAATGCAATGATTCTGTCAATATTACCATACGTCTTTCTCGCATTTTCAACTAATGAAGCCATTGCTTCTTCATATACATCCTCTATTTTTTTTGAAATTAAATCATTTCTACCTCCAAATACACCCATTAAATTACCAGCTAATCCTCTGATAAATGATACAGCATGAACAACTATACCACGTTCTGTTCCAACCGCTTCATATATATTTTCATCATATGTATTGGTTGTTAATAACAAAACTTTATTTGACATTTATATATTATATAAATTTATTATTTATAAATTTATTATTTATAAAAAAATTGAAATTATAAATATTAAATATTTTAAATTATAAAATTAAAAATATGGAATTTGTAATTACACATGAGAATGAATTTGATAATGAAAAAAAAGATGAAAGAAAAGATGAAATAAAAGATGAAAGAAAAGATGAAATAAAAGATGAAAATAATGATTTAAATAATAAATATAATCCTAGAAATCCTGGAAATATTAATGAATATTATATGAAAAATAGAGATAAAAAAATAGAGTATCAAAAAGAATATAATCGTAAACAATTAGATAAAATTCATGATTATAATCGTGAATATTATCTTAAAAGAAGAGAAGAATTATTAGAAAAGGCAAAAACAACTATTACTTGTTCTTGTGGAGCCCAAATTAAAATATGTAATAAGTCAACACATTTAAAAACAAAAAAGCACATGAAACTTATGGAAGAAAATGAAAAAATAAATAAAACACTTGATAATCTAAAAATTTGCGCCTGATTCATCAATATCAAATGATGTAATCGATTTATTGTAATATTTTTCTGTTTCTGTAAAACCTCCAATAAACGTTCCTTTGTGAAATATCATTGGAAATGTTTTATAACTTTTACCTGCCTTGTTTTCAATAAATTGTAAAAATCCGTCTCTATCTTCAAACAGATATTCATCACAATTTATAACAATTGGTGAAGGATTTACAGTTTTTAATAATTCTTTCGCTTTAGTGCAATAATAACATCCACTTTTGCTATAAATTGTATACGTATCAATCGAAGGTTCAATAAATTCCATATTTTATATTAGGGTATATTACTATATAATAGTATTTTTCTAATTGTTTTTTTTATTTTTTATAATTTAATTATATAGAATCTAAAATGCCCTTGTTGAAAAAAAATGATTATGTAAAAATACTTGAATATTATAGACTACCTGTAGCCAAAAATATTACATTAAAACAAGTAAAAACAAAAGCAGAAAAAATACTTGCCAAAAAATTATGTAAATGTATTAAAAAAGTACAAACCAAACGTCGTTTTTCTTCTGAAGCAAAAGCAATTGGTATTTGTACTGATACTATTTTTGTAAGAAAAGGTTTGAAACGTAATAATTTTACATGTAAAAAGGGAGCAAAATTACTTAACAAAACACGTAAAAATTACTCTTTAGAAAAAATATAGATTACCCCCAAATATGTGTAAATGAAAATAAAAATAAAATAAAAATGAAAATAAAAATAAAATAAAAATAAAAACGAAATAAAAACTAAAAATAAATAAATAATAAGTAATATTTATTATTTATATGTTATGGAAATTTTATCAAAACTGCCGTTTGATTTACAAGAATATATACTTGTGAAAATTATGAAACTATATAAGTTAAGAGATGGAAAATATATTCGACAAATAGATAAAAGTAAATACGGCTTTCTTGATTATATTATGCGCCCTTCAATAAATAAAAATTCATATAATTATTTTCATAGATTTGATATACGTCATAATGAAGAATATTTTTATTCTAAGTTTACTATAAAAAATTTATATGATAACCCTCTTAGAAAAAAATCATATGTTGATGATGATATTTTGGATGTACGTATAAAATATAAAAATAATGCATATCATTATAAAATTGGAATTTATAGACTAAAAATTAAAAATGAAAAAGATTTTACTTGTAATAAAGAAAGCAAAGATATATACCATAAGGGAGCATTATCAGATAACTATTATTGGGATTTTTTAGAATTTTCTTATATTATTTACTAATTTTACTTACCATTTTGATGAGGGGATGTATTCAAAATTCGAGCTGATTCATTCCATGTACAAAATGTTTAAATGGTAATGCTACTAATAATAATGATGTAATAATAGTTGAAATATATACATCACTAGTATAATGTAATCTAGATGATGAAATTAAAAATAAATTAATTGGTATTATAGATGCAAATAAAGCAACTTCTAAAGGATGCTTTGAAAATAATACTACCATCATTCCTGCAACAATAGTAATTGCAGTATGGGCCGAAAACATATAGTCGGTACATCCTGAATCAGATTTTGTTAAAGAGAATCCAACATGATTTAATACAGTTCTACGACATTGATTTCTATCCTTGTCTCCTTTTACATATGTTGGAGGAACTTGAGTTATTGTAAACGCAAATATTCTAAAAAAGAACATTATAGAAATCAAAATAAACATATATGTTACAACGGATGGGTCAATAAAAATAAATCTAAAGAATGAATAACCTAACAATAAAAATACAATAGCTGTTGCAATAGAATCTTTTATTTTTGGAAAATTATTATGTATAACATCAACTAATGTTTTTCTATTCAACTCATAATCAAATGTATTTTCTGCAAAAAATGTATCTCCTGCTGCAACAATTAAAAATAATAAAAATGATAACAAAACATGAATATATTCTTTACTTATTTTCATATAAAATATGTAAAGAGAAATTTATTTTTTTTATATTTTACTAAATATACATTTACATCTAATTCTAAAAACAAATATTACTATTTATATTAATATTTTTACCACTAGAAAGTTGAGGTATTTGTTCAAATTTAGATTCTTTCAATAAAGAACGCATTTGTTTTATCAATAAATTCCACGATATATTAGAATTTTTATTTAAAATATTTAATAATGAATTTGTTAATGCTCCTTGATATTCATTATTTATTTTTGCATCAGCACTTGTCTGATTATCTTGACATCCACTAATCATTATTACATTTCCATTTGTTTCATTATAACTTTCATTTATAACTAAATTATCATTTTGGGTTGTGTCTAAATATTGATATTTAAGATCTAAAATACTTCCACTATGACAACAATCAGAAAATACAACTAATGTAACATCTTTCTTTAAATTTGAATTTATTATAGTTTTTAGCTCATCATCTGTTATTCCATACATATCACAAGATACAAATAATTCATCACACCCATCTAATTCATCTTTATTATTATCTAATATGGAACTTCCATGTCCACTATAATGAAAATATAATAAATCTCCTTCTTTACCATTTTTCAATAAATTAGTAAATTCGGCAATTATGTTATTTCTAGTTGGTTTCTTTTTAGATTTTGAATTATCTGTAAGTAATATTATATTTTTATCAGAAAATCCTCTTTCTATTAATTTTGTTTTCATATTATTGACATCATTTATACAACCATTTAATTGATTTTGAGTATTATAATAATTAATACCAATTAATAATGCTTTTTTATTTATTGGCTTCATAATTTCTACTTTTGGTGGTAATTGAGGAATTTGGGGTTTTTGTACTGTTTGTTGTTGTTGACTTTCATTTACCTGCGATTTTTCTTCTTGAACTATTTTTGCTACAGGAGCATCAGGAACACGTGTTAAACTCATCAATGCCGAAACTAGTTTTGCATATTTATCATTTAATTTATTATAAATATCAACAAATTGTTTATTTAAATTCTCTATTAAACTATTTTTTGTAACTATTGTAATGCGAATATTATTCATTATGTTATTATAATTTTTATTGTAAAGATTAACCATATTATTGTATTCTCCTTTATACATATCATCAAGTTGTTGCATTTTCAGATTTTTAAAATTAGTTAAATCTGTTGTCATTATTTTTAATTATAGTATACTAAAATATTAAATCTTTGTTTTTTTATCGAATTATAAATCCTAAATATAAAAAATTGAATTAAAAATATATTAATTATATTTAATATAAAATAAAATGCAGTCAAATAATTATATAAATCAGGAAAATAATAATGAAAAAAATAATAATGAACAATATAAAAATGTAAAAAAAGAACGCAAAATTAAAAAAATATATTCTGATCTAATTATTCTTGATGTACATATTTCATGCGATATATTTTATATGTATTCTTATAAAATACCGGTTGATAGAAGTGAATATAATGTTAATAATGAAAATAAAAATGAATTATTTATAAAATTATCAAATTATATATGTAATTATGTAACTGAAGAATTATATAATCATCTATATAGATGTAATGACACTGAAATGATTAACATATTAAAAGAAATTAGTCCTAAATTTCATATACATAGTTTAACAATTGATGATATATTATATCCAAATAAATCAACAAATAATCATGTAAATTCTGACGGTAGAATATTTATTTGTACTCATTGTTAAATAACATAATATAAAATTTATTACATAATTATTTAATAATTATTTAATAAATAATTGAAATTTATTATTATTTTATATTTTTTTATAAAAATAAATTTACGTTTATTATCGTAAAAATGGAGAATTTTCATTCGAATGAACAAAATATTCATCCTATTGAAATATTAAATAATAATTTTACACCAATTACACCATTAACTCCAATTAGCCCTCATAGTTATGATAATATTACAAATTTTCATAACAACTTTCCTATTATTGATAATAATGAAAATGAAAACACAATTATACAATTTGATAAAAGTGATAATATGGAAATTGATAACATTATAGAAGAGAAAATCAGTGAACAAAACAGTGAACAAAATAATATTCAAATAATTTCAGAGGATACCGAAGATTCCCAAATGGATGTTGATAATAATATTCAAAATAATATTGAAAATAATATTCAAAATAATATTGAAAATAGTATTGAAAATGGTATTGAAAATAGTATTGAAAATAAAATAAATGATAGAAAAAATGTTCCTTTCTTTGAACCAACATTTTATAATGATGTATCAAAATCATTTGATGATAATATTGAAATACATAATAATTTGAACTATTCTGTATCTAAAATGATTTTATTGGCTATTATTTATTCATTTGCATGGTATATATTATTTACATTTATTCATTCTCAAATATTTATTGAATTGTTGGAAATATTTATAACTATTGTTATCCCAATTTCATGTATAATTCATATTATATTTACATGTGTTGAAGAAAAAGAAGTAAATAATGTAGTAAATAATGTAGTAAATAAAGATAATTTATATGAAAACAAAAATACTGCGGAAATTCATGAAAAACAAGATTAGAAATAAAATCTTACATATTATGTTACATACTATGTTACTAGGTAATAATATTTTTTTATAATAAAGATATTATACTATTTATTATAAAAATTGAAATGCTTTTTATATTTTTTATCTGAATCATCTATACATAATGCAAGGATATGATATTATATCATCTTTACTAATAAATACAAGTCTACAAATAATTCATACACCATTTTATTACATCACAAATGATGAAAATCAAAATAATATGAATAATATGAATATTATGAATAACGATTTGTCTAATATAAATGAAAAATATGATTATGCATCTACATCATATTATGAAACAATTGTAAAAGATTATAATACTGATTATAGTGATTATAGTGATTATAGTGATTATAGTGATTATACAAATGAAGAAAATGAAAATTTTCAAATTGTAATGAGTGACCCTGTTATTTATAAATTATAAAATTACATTATTCAAATACTTATTTTATCATTGTAATACTATTTTTCATTGAATATTTTTTTATTTAGATAGGTAAGATTTGTTGGTAATCTAATAACAAAATAAGCAATTAAACTGGGTAATAAAAATTGTAATTGTCCTGTCATAACTGTAAATATTGATAAAACATTAAATGTAAATAATACAAAAATTTCTAATACTAAAAATACAGTTAAATGATGTTTTTTATGGTCTAATTTTGCTACTGCAGGATTTCTAATAAAACTATTTATATATAATACGACAGAACTATTATAAAAGGTCAATAATAAGGTTGTAAAAAATGAAATAGAATATACTGCAATTGTTTTCTTCCAATTATCTAAACTTATACCCATAAACGATGTTGTATTTGTTGAATCTGTTCCTGGTCCAAAATGAAGAAACTTTTTTGAGAACATTTTTTCTTCATCTAAAATAATTATATAAACTACTAATCCAATACATAATATTGTCATTGAAACAATAGGATCTAATAAAGAACTAAAACTTATATTCATTTTTACACGAATTTATATATTATTATTATATAAAATTATAATAATAATTATTTATATATCACATATAAAATGACATCTGAAAACTCTAATTTAAATGTTGAACAATTATTAAAAGCTCTTGAAAATGAAAATAACTCATCAATAACAAATTTAAATTCGCAAAAAATAAAAACAATTAAAAATAACATACTACAAAAATTACAATTATCAAGCAACGAATTAAAAACATTTCACAAAAAATTACAAGATTATAGATATGTTGAAGAATTAAATGAAATACAATTCGGCTCTTTTATAAGATGGATACCTTTACATAAAGAATCTTCCGAAATTAAACTTACAAATGGTGGATTTATTTGTGATATAAAAATATTAAATGAAGGTATTCATATAAGATGCAGAAATAATATGGGACGTATTTTCCAATTAAAATTAGATGAAAATTTAATATTTCAAAAACTAAATAACCAGGAAAAGGTATTATTATCTGTTATTGATTATCTTGATAAAAAATAATTTTATTCAAGAGATTTATATGACGATGTACCATCATGTAAGAAATATTTTACGATTTGTTCTTCATATGGGATTGAAGAATCAAATTTGGGATTGTATCCTTTCCATACCCTAACATATCTATTTCGTTTATCATTGTTATTTTCTTCATATAATACTTCATGAATTATTTTATTATTTTTACAATATTCTGAAATTATTTGTATTTCATCTGCATTTACAATATGATATTTTTTTACATGACCTTTTTTCATTTTATGTATATTCAAAATTATATTATTTAATCGGTTTTGTTTACGTAACGGTTTATTATTATGCATAATAAATTTATATAATCTAATATGCATTTATTTTTATATATTTTTTATATATTTTTTATATATTTATTACTTTTATTTTTATAAGATCTAGTCCTCCCAATGAATGAATTGAATTCTTTTTTTAAATTTTGAAATAGGATTTTCAAAAATGGACAAAAATAAAATGTCCATTTTTCATTTTTGAATATTAATAATAGAAAAAAACGTTGAAAATGCGATTGTGACCATAATGCTCTAAATTCCATTTTTTGATTGAAAAATTTGTTACGATATTTTTTTTTAATAAATTTCTTTTTTTATTAAAAAAATTAAAAGGATTTTTTTATGAGCATTATATAAAGAAAATGGCTCAAAAAAATCCCCAAAAAATCCCCAAAAATTATTTTTGTAATATTTGTAATTATAATACATCTAATAAAAAAGATTTTAATAAAATTTTATAAACGATAAAACCCAAAAGCTCAAAATGCTCAAGAAATGCTCATAAAAAACCCATCTACTATTTACATGTGTAAAAAATGTAAAAAAGAATATAAATATATACAAAGTTTACATAGACATTCAAATAAATGTATATTTGAAGATAATGAAAATAAATATGATATTATTGAAATTAATTTTGATGTAAATAATTATCATAAAAATATAAAAATCTTGCTAGAAAGAATTTTAAGATCTAGTCCTCCCAATGAATGAATTGAATTATTTTTTTAAATTTTAAAATAGGATTTTGAAAAATGGACAAAAATAAAATGTCCATTTTTGATTTTTGAATATTAATAATAGAAAAAAACGTTGAAATTGCGATTGTGACCATAATGGTCTAATTTCGTTTTTTTGATTAAAAAATTTGTTACGATACTTTTTTTTAATATTTTATGAAAACAATTTAGGAACTTTTTTATTATCCAATTATAAATAAAAATGGATAATAAAAAGTTCCAAAAAGTTCCAAATATTTATAATTGTGATAAATGTTACTTTACAACGTGTCGAAAAAGTCAATATGATCGTCATATTTTAACCGATAAACATAAACGGATAACAATGGATAATGAAAAAGTTCCGAAAAACGATAAAAAACATAAATGTCTTTGTGGTAAAGAATATAATTATGCTTCAGGATTATGTAAACATAAAATTAAATGTATAAAAAATAAAAATAATGATGATATAACACATGATTTTACAGGTGAAGAAAATAATAAAATAAAAAATGAAAATAATAAATTACAAATAAATTTTAATGATAATGATAGTAATAACAATAAAAATAATGAGATAAATGAGTTAAAAAATATGATAAAAGATTTAATGAAACAAAATAATGAACTTGTAAAAACAATTACTGATATAACACCTAAGATTGGTAATACTATTACAAATACTAATTGTAATAATAAAACATTTAACTTGCAATTCTTTTTGAATGAAACATGTAAAAATGCGATGAATCTTAATCAGTTTGTTAACAATATTGATATTACCATGGATGATTTAAAAAATACACGAATCAATGGATTAGTAGAAGGGGTAAGTGATATAATTATACGTGGTTTAAAGCAATTGGAAATTCACGAACGTCCGATTCATTGTACAGACTTAAAACGTGATACGTTATATATTAAAGACAACGAAAAATGGACAAAAGATGAGAACAATGAAATATTTAAAGAAACAATTGAAGAAATTATTGAAAAAGAACAAGAAGCATTGAATTTATGGACGGATGCTCATCCTGACTGGGATAAAATAACCCATTTACAAGATGAATATGTACTAATGGTAAATCGTTTGTATCAGCCAGTGATGGAAGATGAAAAGAAAGAAAAGAAAATCATTCACAACATTAGCAAAGAGGTGTATATTCAGAAATAAAAAAATAAAAAACTTGCTAGAAAGAATTCTAAGGTCTAGTCCTCCCAATGAATGAATTGAATTATTTTTTTCAATTTTAAAATAGGATTTTCAAAAATGGACAAAAATAAAATGTCCATTTTTCATTTTTGAATATTAATAATAGAAAAAAACGTTGAAAATGCGATTGTGACCATAATGCTCTAAATTCATTTTTTCAATTGAAAAATTTGTTACGATAATTTTTTTTATTATTTCATAAAAAAATATAAAGTATTTTTATCATTTATATTAAGGATAAAAATGGATAAAAAAAAACTTGAAAAAAACTTGAATTATTTTGTATGTGAATATTGTGACTTTAAATGCAAACAAAAAATAGATTGGGAACGACATATTTTGAGACCTAAGCATCACAACAATATTAAAAATGATAAAAATGATAAAAAAAAACTTGAAAAAAACTTGATTATTGAATTTATATGTAATGTATGTAATAAAACTTTCAAATATCAGTCAGGATTATCTAGACATAAGAAAAAATGTATAGTCGGAAATTGTAACGCAAATATTGAATCAAATAATAATAAAAATATTGAAAATATTTTAGAAATCAATGATCTAAAACAAGTTATAAAAGATTTAATGAAACAAAATAATGAACTTGTAAAAACAATTACCGATATAACACCTAAGATTGGTAATACGGTTACTAATACAAATTGTAATAATAAAACCTTTAATTTGCAATTATTTTTGAATGAAACGTGTAAAAATGCGATGAATCTTAATCAATTTGTAAATAATATTGATATTACTATGGATGATTTAAAAAATACACGAATCAATGGATTAGTAGAAGGAGTAAGTGATATTATTATACGTGGTTTAAAGCAATTGGAAGTTCATGAACGTCCGATTCATTGCACCGACTTAAAACGTGATACGTTATATATTAAAGATAATGAAAAATGGAAAAAAGATGAAAACAATGAAATATTTAAAGAAACGATTGAAGAAATCATTGAAAAGGAACAAGAAGCATTAAACATGTGGACCGATGCTCATCCTGACTGGGATAAAGTAACCCATTTACAAGATGAGTATGTATTAATGGTAAATCGTTTATACCAACCAGTGATGGAAGATGAAAAGAAAGAAAAGAAAATCATACACAACATTAGTAAAGAGGTGTATATTCAAAAATAAAAAAAATAAAAAAAATGCAGATAATAAATAATAAATAATAAATAATAAATAATAAATATTTTGTGTGAATAGAAAAATAAAATATAATAATAATATATCTTTACACGACATATTATAATTAAATCATATGGATACAGTAAAAAAATGCATAACACCAAGAGAAAAATATTCATTAGATAATGAGTATTTAATAAATAAAAAGTTTGGTTCATATAGTGATTTGAACATTTATGATAAATTTAATTGTTCAACATATGATGAATATGTTTGTCTTACCCATAGAAAACACATACAAAAATATATAAAAGATAAAAATCAAAATGATAGTTCATTTATATTTTTTTTAAAAGTATTATTTTGTTGTGAATAAGTGACAGTTATTTCAAATCTTTTTCAATAACATTTGATTTAGATTCAATATTTTTTACTAGTTTATTTTGTTTGGTTTTATTATATATTATCATAACAACAATGTATAAGGATGTACCAATCATAATACCCAATACATCAAGCAATGGATGTTCGATTACTTTTTCAAATATTTTGCTATTTTGATGTTTTATATAATGAGATATAAGTAATGCTAATGATGCGGAAATTGCACCGACACTTATATCACTGTAATTAATATTTAGACCTCGATTTTCTAAAAACTGTAAAATTCCAGTATTTAACAAAATTCCAAATAAAAATGAATCTAGAAATCCAAAAACAGTAAATGTTATTACTGAAATAATGATAATAATATATAAATTTGATTTCATTATATATTATTTATAAATATTTTTATTCATAAAATATTTTTATTACATACGCGCTTCTCTAATAAAATGATGTAAGACCTCCTAGAGCTTCATTTGCAGCCATTGGTTCAAAATTTTCCATTCCAGGAGTATTTGCATTAATTAAGGGGTTTGCAGTGTTTGCGTACATTTTATTATAATTTGGTAATTGTTCTTTTGGACCTTGTGCAGTTCTCATATTAACATTAACAGGATGAGAATAAGGACCTTGGACAGGAACAGGAGGAAGAGGATTAAATTGTTGAGACATTTGTTGTTGTCCTTGTTGTGCTTGGTCTTGTTGTTTATCTTCCTTTACATTTTTATCTCCTAAAATAAAGTCTTCAACACGATGTACTAACATACGAGCTTTTTCACCAAGCTTAGTTTGAATAGTAAGTAAAACAAATAATAATCCAATAATAACATTAAAAACATTCATATGATGATAACGAGTACCTGTAAATGTTGGGATATAATTAATTAATCTATCAATAAATGAAAGAGAAATAACAATAACAGATAATTGAATTATAATTTCTGCTAAAATAACTAAACTTGATTTTTCATCATCAGGGTCAGGAACATATTTTCTAATAAAATATAAAATAATTGTAACTGGAATTATAGCAAGAACAGTATATTGTACAGAATTTAGAATATCATGTTTTACTTCTTCATCTAAATTAAACATATAGCTAAAAAACCCATCTTTATGAGAACTTTTTATAAATTCTGATTGGTCAAAATGTTCACTCATGTTTCTATATGATTTATAAAAAGAAATTAAAAATAAATTATCATAATTAATTACAACTAAATGTTTAAGAAAGCAACCGAAATTTTAAAAAGTCATCCTTTAATTGATGAATCTCCTAAGCATGATGAAAATCAGTATTTAAATTTATTAAATGAAATTATTGAAAATGGAACAATTGAAAAAGGAAGAAATGGATATACTAAATCCATTTTTGGTTCATCAATGCGTTTTTCATTAGAAAACGGTATTATACCAATATTAACTACTAAAAAGGTTGCATGGAAAACATGTTTAAGAGAGTTATTATGGTTTATACGTGGTGATACAAATAATGAAAATTTACAAAAACAAAATGTTCATATATGGGATGCAAATGGATCAAGAGAATTTTTAGATAGTCGTGGTTTATTTAATAGACCGGAGAATGATTTAGGTCCTATATATGGTTTTCAATGGCGAAATTTTAATGCTTCTTATATTGATTGTAATAGTAATTATAATGGAAAAGGTATTGATCAATTAGAAGAAGTAATAAAATGTTTAAAAGATCCAAATCAAAGAACATCAAGAAGAATGATTATTTCTGCATGGAATCCGTGTCAATTGAATGAAATGGCATTACCACCATGTCATATATTGATGCAATTTAATGTACACGATGGTAATAAATTAAGCTGTAGTTTATACCAACGTTCGGTTGATTGTGCCTTAGGTCAGCCATTTAATATAGCATCATATAGTTTTCTCACATATTTACTTGCCAAACATTGTGATTTAGAACCATATGAATTTGTATATTTTATGGGGAATTGTCACATATATGAAGAACATTTAGAACCGATGAAGGAACAAATAAGAAGAATACCATGTGATTTTCCAACATTAGAAATAGTAAATAAACGAGAAAATATAAATGATTATTTAGAAAGTGACTTTTTATTAAAAAATTATAAGTCTCATGAAATTATTAAAATGAAAATGATTGCATAATACAATTTTACAAATAGTTTGTAAATGTTTAGAAGATAAATTATAATTTAATGCGAAAAAAATATAGAATTAAACTGTTAATAAAAAATATATAATGAGTACAAATTCAGCATTATCAGCCGCAAAAAGACGTAGAGGAGCAACACCGACACAAATTCCAGGACCTGGAATGCCGAATAGACCTCCACAGTTAACATCATGTCAAATATCAGCTCAGCAACAGCAACAACAACAGCAACAAATACGTTCTCAACAACAGCAACAACAGCAACAACAGATGAATACACCAAGACCACCAATGCCAGTAAATATTCCTCCTCATATTGCTAATAATCCACAATTGTTAGCACAGTTTCAGCAAATGAGGCAACAACAAATGCAGATGCAGATGCAGATGCAAATGCAACAACAAAAAGCTCAAGCAATGCCAAATAATCAACCACAATCAGCTGCAGTTAATCAGCGTCCTATTATGCCTCCTGGGCAACCTATACCAGCTGCTTTAAATAAGTCATCAATGCCTCCAAATGTTCCACCAAGTCAGAATCCAATTTCTCCAAATCAATCATCTAATGGTAAAAATTTATTAAAAGTAAGTGATTTAATATTGGGTTCTAATGGTATACCATGTAGTCCAAATGGAATTCAATTACCACCGATAGTATTATGTAGTGTATATTATCATGAAATAATGAATCATACAAATGAACTTAATGATTATTCTAACAGAATTTTGAATATGAATTCAAGACTTGAAAAGATTGAAAGAATTGGAGGAATACCTGTTCAACAAAATAGTACATCTCAAGTAGTGTCAAATAATGATGTAAATAATGGTCTTGCAACTAATACAGAGTTTATTACAAGTGTAGTTGATAATATTATAAATAATACAAATTTATCTGATATAATTAATCAAATTGAGCCTATTCAAAAGGAACAGATGGAGTTACGTAATATGGTACATACCCAACAAACTGTTATTAATGAATTATCTGCTCTTGTAATGAAATTATTAAATGAACAAAATTCGATGAATTCGATGAATTCGATGAATTCGATGAATTCTATGAACCCAATGAATTTATCTAAATTTAATGATTTTGTTTCGATTGATAGTCAGGAAATAGAAAATATAAGAATTCATGAAGAACAACAAGATACTAATAATGATTCAAATTCTATAAATGTTTACGATCCTTCAACTTATGATAATGAGAATGAGAATGAGAATGAGAATAATGAACAATGTGAAATGTATTGTAATAATTCATCTGAATGTTGCAATATGAATGAAGGAGATTGTGTAAATTGTAATATCGAATCAAATAATGAAGAAGCAGATAGTGATGAACATGTTGAAGAATAAGTATTTGATTTTATATATAATAAATAATAGTAATGAATAATGTATTATTATTTATTGAGTAAAAAATGAGAAATATTTGTATGAAATTAAGTTAGTGTAAATGAAAGAAGTTATTGCATTATTTATATTTTGTATTGTATTATTTTTATATCTACATATTTATTTTCATTTGAAAACAAGTAATGATTTAGAAATATATGAAATGGAACAAAGTTCTAAAGAAAAATTAGAAGAAACGTGTGATTTACGTCAACCAGTTTTATTTGAATTTAATAATGAACGAATGTTAGAGAATTGTAATTATAATAATATAGTTAAAAATTGTGGTGCATTTGATATTAAAATAAGAAATATAAAAGAATATGATGATGAAACAGAATTATATGTTCCGCTTACATTAAATACAGCAGTTGAAATATTTAAAAATGATAATGACGCAAAATTTGCTAGTGAACGTAATGGCGGATTTTTAGATGAAACAGGTCTTATAAAGAATTATCGTTATAATGATAGTTTTTTACGACCATCTATGGTTTCTAAATGTATTTATGATTTAATTATGGCTTCTAATAATAGTGAATTACCATTAAGATATGAAATAAACTATAGAAATTATTATATGGTAACCCAAGGAAAGATTAAAATACGATTAATACCTCCAAAATCAAGTAAATATTTATATCCTATTAAAGATTACGACAACTTTGAATTTATTTCACCAGTAAACGTTTGGGATGTACAAAATCAATATAAGGCTGATTTTGATAGAATTAAATTTGTTGATATTATTTTAACAAAAGGAAAGATAATTAACATTCCAGCATATTGGTGGTATAGTATTAAAATATTGAAACCATTTACAAGTATATGTGTTTTTAAATATAGGACTTATATGAGTACATTATCAATTAGTAATCATTTATTTATAAGAATGTTACAAAGACAAAATATTAAAAGAGAAGTGAATAAAACCATAATTATTAAATCAAATGAAAATAATGATGATATAAATAGTAATTCAAGTAATAATAAACAAGGAAATATTATAAAAAATGAAAAAGAACCCATCGCAAATGATAGTCAAAGTAGTTTATATAAATATCCTGTAGATCTACAATTACATTATGATACAAAAGATCCTTTACCTGAACAATTTCACAAGGTTACAGATACGGCTGTCTCTGCGACAGCCCTTGCGTTAGCAAATCAATAAATGTATCAATACTAATAACTGGTTCACTTTGATGAAAAACATATTTAAATGCTTCTTTACAAATTGATGGAACATTATAAGTATATAAAATATTTACATATCCATCATTATTAAAAAAATCAATAGGATAATCACTATAATAATAATATAATCTTCTGAAACAAATTAATGTCAAAAAAATTAAAGCAATAGACCATATATCATTTTCCTTTGTTATTTTGTAATAATTATATTTATTTCCTTTATCTTCTTTATAGTTATTCATACAAGGATGACAAAATGGTTTTGTTCCTCCTGTTCCTTTTGTTTTATGCTCTTTTCCTGATAATCCAAAATCTATTAAATATGTTTTTATCTCACCTTTTTTAACTTTTATTAATATATTATCAGGTTTAATATCTCCATGAACAAGATTTTTATTATGTAATCCTTGTATATTTTTACAAATAGAAATACATATTTTTATAATATTATGATTTAAAAATTTCCCATGAATTCCTTTTTCATAATAAAACCATTCATGAAGATTATATGAATTTTTAATATACGGTTGAATACTATAATGATATTCACTATATAAAGGTATATTAATTTTAATATAAAATGGTAATACTGTATTATATTCTTTATTTATACCACCACCAAGTAATGTCATTACATCATTTTCACCGTTAAAATCATCAATATCATTATTTATCCTAATTATAAAATTACTTGTTTGAAAAATTCCATTAATTTTATTTTTTTTATCGTAATATTTTATATTTGTAAATTTATCTAATTTAAAACCTTTATGAATTTTTTTTAATATGTACTTGAATTCGTCATAATGTTTTAATTTAAAATTATTTTTCAGTAATTTTTCAATAAAATATTCATTTATAACTGGGAAAGGTATTTTATATTTTTCATTTTCAATATTATTATAATATTCTTCACGATGATTTGTTTCGTCATTTATAATTTTATCTATAATATTATCTACAATATTTTCAATAATAATTTTATTATATATTTCTTCATCTGTATATATTTCTTTATCTGTATTTATTTCTTTTATAGAAGAAGATGAATCATTTGTATCTTTTTGTTTAGTTATTTGTTCATTTCTATTTATTTCTTCATTTGTTGTATTTTTATTTTCAGTATAATTTAATAATTTATTTGTATTGAAATAATTAAATATATGTACAATTTTTTTATTCATATTCTATATAATTTATTTGTAATAATAATATTTCTTATGTGTAATAATATTATTTAATTTTGGTTTAAGTGAATTATTCTATAATAATAATAATTATAAAAAAACGAATCAACAGATTATGGAAAATATACAGATAATGAAAAAATAAAATTATTCAACCAAATGTTGATTCTTCTGCGATTTCAACATATAAAAAATCATCTTCATCTTTTTCTGATTCATATATACTACTTAAAATTGTCGTAATCGGAAAGTTTTTATTATTTATAAAAAAAAATAATGCTTTTGTAGCATCAACCTTTAATCTTTTTCTTAATATACCTGATAATTGCCCTAAAGTAATATCAAGAGGAATTAAATATTTTATTTTATCAAGTTTTAAATTCGGATTTTTTACTTTTTTCGAAACTTCCACAATAACAGGAATTCTATCAGGATATTGCTGTTTCATTGAAAAAGATTTAAGTTTTCTTTCATTTAATGTTGTTGTTTGTTTATAACTCATATACATGATATATGTAAAAAAATAAATAAATTATAAACTAATATAATTATATATTTATTATATTGTATATATGAATGAATCATTATTAGGTAACACAAATAAATCGACAATATTGTATAATGTTACAGATATACATATTTTGGAAAATAACAAAATAAATAATTCATACAAACCATATAATAGTATGGATAATCAATTTAATGATATAAATTATTATTATAATTTAGATAATAATAAGATAAATAATTCAAAAAAATGTTTAGATTGTGATCCATTTTTTAGTATTTTATTATGTTTATGTTCTTGTTGTAAATAATAATATAAAAATTGAAATATATATAATATAATTGTACAATAGTAAAAATAAAATATGCAAGTTACTCAAAGATTTACACGTTTGGCAGGTTTGGCAGCGGATGAAAGTGTGAAGTCAACGCTTTGTTTTAAGCATGGAGCTATTATTTATAAAGGAGGTAAAAAAATATGTGCAGGTTATAATCAAAATACAAGAACAACCTATAGAAAAAATATTTGTTGTAGTGTTCATGCAGAGATGGATACTGTTACAAAATTTCTGAATAGTTTTATTAAAATTCATTCAACGAAAAATCCTAATAAAATAAGAAGAAAATTAAATAAGTTTTCAATTTGTGTTGTGAGAAGTCAAGAAAATTCTGATGGTGATTTATATTATTTAAATAGTATGCCATGCATTGATTGTATGAATAAATTAAAACATGTTGGATTAAAAAATATAATATATACAGGTGATAATCGTACAATTCAAACTGCAAGACTTTCTAAATTTGATATTAATGAATTAAAATTCTGTGGAGTAATGAAACATGCAAATGTATTAGAATTAATGCGTGTTGTTCCATTAATATGATATTATAATAATTATTATTATAAATTTAAAATTGATATATAATATTTATTTTTTTATTATGTAAAAAAATAAATGATAATTAACAAAAAATATAAAATTCTTAACAAAATTGGAGAAGGTAGTTTTGGTTACATTTATAAAGGGAAACATGTAATAACTAATGAAGAAGTTGCAATAAAAATAGAACCTATAGATACTAAAACACCTACATTATGTAGAGAATCTAAAATTTTAGGTTATTTATCTAATATAAATAATGTTCCAAAATTACGTTATTATGGAAGTCAAGATAACAAAAATTTTATGGTTATAGATTTATTAGGAAAGACATTATTAAGTGAAGTTAAAAATATGCAAATTTATGATAAAAATATGTATGCATATTCAAGTGATGAAGATAATAATGATAATTGTGTTATAGTTAAAGATATAATAATAAATGATTCTACTAAAAAAATAATACAATATACTTTACAAATTTTACGATTAATACAAGACATACACAAGGCTGGATTTGTACATAGAGATATTAAACCTGATAATTTCTTATTTGGATTATCAAATCCATCATCAATGTATATAATAGACTTTGGATTAGCAACAACATATATTAATAATGGTGTTCATATTGAAAATACCAAAAATAAAAATATGATAGGAACTGTTCGTTATGCTAGTATAAATATTCATAATGGAGATGTTTATAGTCGTAGAGATGATATTATTTCAATTATATATGTAAGTATATATTTATTAAAAGGTAGATTACCATGGCAAGGTTTATATAATACGAAAGAATTAAAAAATACTTATTATGAATTAGTTGGGAATGTAAAAAAATCAACAACAATAACTGAATTATGTCTTGGATTACCAGTTGAATATGAAGAAATATGTAATTATATCTATAATTTAAAATTTGAAGAAGAACCTGATTATAATTATGTAAAACAATTATTATATAAAATTATTGATAGATAAAAGGTGTATATTATAATAAAAATAAAAAGAGGTATACAATCCTCAATTTATTTTTTTATATTTTATTTTTTTATATTTTATATTTTTAATAGTATTTTGGTGTAGAAATTCGTAAATTTTCAAGTTTATTAATATCATTTTTAGATGGATAAAATGTGTCGAATGTTGCAGGTGATGTATTTAATATAAAGATATATGGCCAAATAATGTGATATTTTAAAACATAGTCAGAAATTTCATGTAAAATATTTGATGCAATAGAGTAGAAACTATTTCTTAGTGTATTAACATTATCAAACATAATATTGTGTATGTTTATTTTTTTTAATTCTGTTAATGATGAATTTAATGTTGATTCTATTTTTTTTAAATCAGTATATTCAGATGAAGAATGAGATAATAAATTATTCATATCAATGAATTCAAAATCATCTGTAATATCAACAACTTCAAGTCTTTCATCAATAAAACCTAATGAGCTATTAATAAATCTTTTTAAACACTCAAAAGCAATAATCATATCATTGTTATTTAAAAGATATTGGCCGCTGAAAAATACATCTTCTTCAAAATGTCCATTCTTAATATAAGCTGGATCAAACACGTTTGGATTATAGGTAGAAAATGTCATTATTTATATTGATTTGTTTATATTAATATTTTATAATAAAAAAGTGTATTAGTTTCAATTTTTTTATTATTATTTTTATTTATTTTTATTTTTATATAAAAGTATGATTATTATTATTTTTCCAAATATAAGGTTCAATAGATTCAGGCATATAAAAGTCGTTAGGTTTCCAGTAAAATTTATTACCGAAAAGAATAGAATCAATTTCATGAAATTGTATTGAAGGAGATAATATTTGTAAAATAGGGAGAACAATTTGTAACTCAGAATCACGTAATGTAATATTGAAAAAGTTATTTGTATAATTATATGATATTTCCTGTAAACAAAATTCAATAATTTTTTTATCATTGGTAGAAAGTGTGTGAAAGTATTTTTTGAATATTTCTTCTTTATTAAGATCGATGTCCATGTCGATGTCCATGTGTTTTACATAAGATTATTTATAATAAATAGATTTCAATTTTTTAAATGAAAGGAGGGGTAATGGGAACCTTGGTTCCCATGAATGAAAGGAGGGGTAATGGGAACCTTGGTTCCCATGGGAATAAAAGTGTTAGAAAGGAATAATAGAATCAGAAGAATGAGAAAGTTTGTTCCAAGTGCCGATAGGTTCTCTAGAATTGAAGTCATAAAGAGTGAAATCATTGGTAATAATAAATTTAGTATTATC